CTCTAGATCCTAAAACTGCTAAACATAATGATTTAGTTATGCTTCGTAAGGGTGCTTTAGATGCATATAATCGTCCATTACCAGAACAAGAATATGAGCCAAAGATTCATCGTCTTTGCTTATTCGATTCTTCTCATCAATTAGCTCTTCTTGGTTATCCAAAGGGCATTCAAACTTGGGTTTGGACTAAAGACTTAAAACTTATTTCCCACAGCGATGACCCTAACTTTAGTGAAGATACAGTAGACTTGGGAAATTAACAGGGGGAGCTGCACTACCCCTGGATAAATATTTTAAAGTGGCTAACCCCTTTGATAATCCTAAAATATTTGTAGATGATGTTAATGTAAACTACACCAATCCAACTTTAGGTATTGTTAATGGACAAAAAAGTGGTTCTTGGAGTGAGGTTAGAGATCCATTTGCTGGAGCAAAATCTGGATTAGGTGGAAATGCTGGAGCCAATAATGATAATAAAACATTAAAACTTGATGCTGCAAAAACTGTAGCCAAAGCTAAATCTGAAGCTAAGAAACCTCCCCAACCTAAAAGCATAACTGAAACTTTAACTGATACTTTCTATAGTGCAATTGGGATTGATAAAAAAACTTATGAATCTGCAATCAAAGCTGCATCAGATAGAGCGAATAAACTTTATGCTACTATTACTAAAGGAGCTAATAATAGCGACTTTATTAGAAATACAACTAGAGGATTAAAATTCTCTATTAATGAATTAAGTACAGTTATGGGTCTTCCATATCAATGGATGTCCCTTGCCGATAATAGAATAAAAAATAATGGCAATACCAATTATGGTAGAAAATATTATGAAAAGATTCTATCTAAGATGCCATTATTAGTATTAACTCCTGGTATACCGGATTTCATGGCTGGATATAGTGATGAAAAGAGAAAGTCTATACTCGGCAATCTATTCGGTTCTGCTTTTGGGGTTAATGATATCAAAGGTAAAAAGAATGAAGAGATGCGTTATTATACTCTTCAATTCGAAGCTGAAGAATATTATAGATACGTAAACAGTATGTGTACTGCTCTATCTATTTTCTTAGGTATTAGTGACCAAAAATATCAAGGTCAAACTATTCGAACTATAAACTGGTTTGAAAGATCTAATAATGCACTTGCTCATAATTACTCATATTATGGTGGTGTAGGATTTTATCTAAATTCAGAAACTCAAATTTCTGAAAGTTTTGGTAATGAATCTACTAAGAGTATTCTTGCAGATAAATTAAACAGCATGTCTGATGTTGGTAGGGAAGTTCAATTCCTTACTGGTATTAGTGGACTTGATGTTGATGTATTCATGAGTAAAGGACTTAATGGCGCAGCACCTAATGTCGATGCCATGACAAAGAATGCTGGCACTGGTACAATGTCTGGATTCATGGGTATGATCATGAATGGTACTAGAACTGTATTTGCTGGCGGTAAATTAGAATTCCCTGAATTATGGGCAGATTCTTCTTATTCTACTAGCTATTCGGTTAATATGAAATTAGTATCTCCCGACTATGATCGGAGATCTTGGTTTATAAATATTGGTGTGCCTTTGATGCATCTAATTGCATTATGTGCTCCAAGACAAGTATCTCCAAATGGTTATGTATCTCCATTCCTAGTTAGAGCATTCTATCGTGGATTCTTTAATGTAGATATGGGACTTCTTTCCATGTCAGTTCAAAAAGGATCTGAAGGCGGATGGACTATAGATGGTCTTCCTACAACAGTAGATGTATCATTAGATATTAGAGATTTGTATAGTAAATTAACAATCTCTAATGAAACTATCTTAGGTGGACCAGGAAATGCATTTGGTAATGTTGGGTTGATGACTTATCTAGCTAATATAGCTGGGGTAAATATCAATGAACCTGACATTTCGCGTACAGTTAGATTGTATGCTGCTCTTAAAGAACAGGCTGCGGCTAACTTACCATATAATATTTCGACGAGAGTCAATAACTACGTTGCAAACCTTATTACTAACCGTGTATTTGGTAAAAACTAGTATAAATAAAACATTGAGTTAAGGTACTAGATACCTTAACTCGTTTTATTTGTCGAGGTGAATATATGAAAAATAGAAAACAGAAATTCTATGAATATGAAGAAAAGTATGGAGAAATTCCAGAAAACTTTCAAGATAGATTGGAGTGGATGTATGATAAATATAATATCACTCCTAAGAAGCAACAAGAAATTTTAGAAAAAAGAAATCGAATGATGAATACTTTAGATTTCCTTGATATAAAAGTAGTACTATTTGAAGAACCTGAAGGATCTCCACGTCCTAGATTTAGAATAGTAAATAGATATAATTTAGCTAATATGGCTATGGCTAACTCGCAATTTGTCCACGTATATTCTATTACTGGTAAAGAAGATAATATGTATATGCGCAGACTATTAGATTCTGGTGAATTAAATCAAGTGCAAGAATTATTATATACGCCATGTGATGTAGAATTCAATGCATTCGTTAAGACTCCTAATTCGTTCAATACAACTGATATATTCCTAGCAGAAATTGGTTTAATTAGACCAACTAATAAACCCGACTGGGATAATATTGGAAAGAAATATTCTGATATGTTTAACTCTAATATTTGGTTGGATGATACTCTTGTAGTAGACGGCACTGTTAGAAAGTATTATTCTATTAAACCTAGAGTAGAAGTTCATCTTAAGTATATGAATATGCTTTATAATAGAAGTCAATATACTAACACAATCAAACGTATGGAAACCAAAGATATGGATACATCTAAGGTTACATATTTTGATTTCAATAAGTTTAAATCCTAGAGGATTATATATTATAATCTTAAGAAGGAGGTAAGATATTATGAATGCTAAATTTGATCTTACATTAGTTAATAATTGTGTAGAAGAATTTGCAGCGGTAGTTTTGCCAGAGTTTGAAAAGACAAGTGCATTGGCTAAGAATCTTATGGCATTAGCTGAATCAAAAAGAAAAGAAGGGATTGATAAGAAATGGCGGGATTTACACCGGACAATCAAGAAGAGATAAAAAATAGAACACGGCCACCTTATGAGCAGTTCGAACCATGTGAACGAACAACATGTGTTTATAGAAATGATAATGGTAGATGCATCTATGAAACTTGTGTATTTAAAAATGAATCTCCTAAGTTTGTAGATCATTGGGATTTCGAATGTCAATTCTGCCATAAGATTGAACAGCGTGATGTTAGGGATATGAAGATCATGGCATGTGATAGTTGCTTAGAACGTATAGCTAAAGCTGAAAAACTTCCATTCCATTGTGTTTTCTGCGGTAAATCTCAAGGACATCCATCGAAAATTATGTTTAGTGGTATTTGTGATGAATGCTTTGCTAAATTAAATAGAGCAATTCATTGTAAGAACTGTGGGAATAGTTAAATGGAACGAAGAAGCTATCAAGCTAAGCATTTATTAAATGCCGAAAGTATAATTATTGCAAACTATATAAAATATGAAACTTTAGGAGAAATGACTAATTTAGCATTTGCTAATAGTGATGCAACTTCAGTCAATATTTATATAGATTTGTATCAAATATTTAGAAAGATGTACCGTAATGATATTGCGGTTGGAGATAGATCTTCAGTAGCTGCAACTATAGTAAACCTATGTAGTCATTATCGAGCATTCTATAAGAAGTATTATGGAGTACATGCTAGAATATTCATTATTCAAACTTCTGGCCCTATGACTAGAAGTGAGCATTTCTATCCAGAATATAATCATACTAATACTGAGAAAATGGTATTAGCTGAAATGATTACTACATTTATGATTCAGAATTGTGCAATTCTAAAAGAATTATGTAAATACATTCCTGACGTGTATTATATTCAAGCTCCATTTGAGACTGCAACTATAATTTATACTCAAATACAGGACCAATATATTAAAGGAAACTATGATCCTAATATAATTTTATCTACAAGCCAACTACAATTTATCATTCCAGCATTAACTCAAACTCAAACAGTTGTGTTTAAACATAGATGGGTTAATGGTATGATAAATTATACAATCATTGATCAAATGAATGGTATGATGGAATATTTAAGATCATTAAAATTATCCGATAGAACTATTGATTCTGCATCTATTATATCTCCAAAGATGCTTGGATTATTTATGGCATTAACTAGATATACGAGTAGAGATTTACATTCAATTTTAAATGTATCATCGACTGTTAAATTGTTAGTAAAACTAATAGCCGAAGGTCAATTGCCTAATACTTATATTTCAGATAAAGAGTTACTTAGAAGCATCCTATCTACTTCAATTAGTCAAGATGAATTTGAATTAATCTGGAATAGATATAGAGCTATCGATATCGTATATCAATCTGAATTATACAAACAATCTGAATATTATGCTGATAAATCTTGGGATGTAAATTTACAAGATCCTGATATGGTTAAATTATTAAATGAAAAATACTTTAGATCTAATCCGCTTGACCTGGATAGATTATGATGCTACAATAAAGTAAGTAATTTTTATTTTAATCATAAAGGAGGCAAACTAATGTCTTTGAGTAAAGAAGAACTATTTGAAGTTGTAAAAGCCCAAGGCCATAGTAATAGAATGATTACTGCTCATTGGACTGGTGTTGATAATACTGTATTATTTAATGATTATCATCTTTGTATTGATGGCGGTGCCCAATATCATCAAATGTTAAATTTTGATGAAAAAGGTGCTCATAGTTATATGGAAAATACTGGCAATTTTGGTATTGCAGTATGCTCTAATAAAGATAGTCAACTTATTGGCGATGGATATACTGGATACTCTACTTACGTAGAAGGACCAGAACCTGTAAACTATTTACAATTAGATGCATTAGCATATGCTATCTATCTTTGCTGTGTTACTTGGGGTATTCCTTTAAATAAGGTTTATACTCATGGTGAACGATGCTTAGCTAGACAAGACTTATATGATGATGTATGTGAAAAATGGGACTTAGATATCTTAGTTCCAGAATGCCATATTCGTACTACCGACGGTATTCATACCACTGGTGGTAACTGGCTTCGCAATCGTGTTAAAGAAATTGCAGCTCAAAACGGTTGCTATTTATAAAAAAAATAATAATAAAATGGCCCATGGAGTTTAACTCCATGGGCATATTTATTTTTTTTATTTACCACTATCTTTAGGGCTGACTTTGGTAATACCCTCTTTATAAAAATCATCAATTACATTATAGAATTTTTTTACAATAAGTTTAATACCATCAAGATCGATATTATCAATATTGTCGATACCACTATCCATAGTAATTTTATAATTTTTTAGTACAATCTTGTCATTCTTAAATAAGTCAGAATCGATAAGATTAATACTTTCTATTTTTTCATAAATCTTACGAATACGGCCAAATCCAAATTCAGCCATTCTTATACTAGAGATAGGGGCTGTTTCTCTAGTTTTAAACTTTCCTTTAATAGTGTATACATTATCACTGGCGAGACTTACTTTAAATTCATAAGTCTCATAAAGACGTATAACGCCAACACTTACGTCCAATTCTATTTTATTTTTCGGTTCAGAGATATCAATAATTTTTATGATATCTCTTATTTTTTCATCGATAACTACTTCGTTCTCATTCTCAGTACTCATAGTGATAGAATTATCACCACTCTTATATACCAATGGGTTAGCTTTATTAATAAAAATACAATCTGAATACTTAATAAATTTGATCAATTCGTTGATAATAACGAATTCTTTACCAGTGCTTTTTAATATTAATTCTGCGTTCATTTTTATTCTCCTTATTTCTTTGCTAACTTTCTTAGAGGAGCATAGTAAGATTCTAATGCATCCTCCAAAAGCTTAATTAAATCAAAATATCCTTCTCTAATATCATAGTCATTAGTATAATCAATTTTCATACTAATATACCCATCATTTATTTTAAATTTATGACCAATAAATGCATATCGATCAACGAGTACTACACTTGCAATCTTATTGAAAATATCACTAATATTTTCTGGAGTTTTACATTTAGCCACACAAATTGAACCAATAATTTTTATATTATACGTATCTTTTACCCTAATAAAGAATTCAATAGATTTATTTATTTCTACATTTCCTTCATTATCACCAAAAAGTATAAGTTTATGATCTACCTGCACTGGTTCAGCAATCTTAATATTATTAGTATAAAGATCTTTCAATTCAAAATATTCTGGTGAGTTCTCGTCATCTCTATAATAAATAAATTCAATAGATTTTAAAATATCATTATTATTCACTGCATTATTATAATCGATTTCGTATTTTTTACCTTTAAGATCACCATACGTTGCGCACCCAAATTGGATTGGATCCACAACAATACACCCTTTTAATCGCCTAACGATGAATGACTCGGATCCATCTAGGCTTAATAAAATTTTTGTAGGAATTATTTTATTCTTATACTCCATTTAAATACCTCTTTCTATTTAACTGATTTCTTTACTTTCCTATATTGATTTAATGCACTTTTCATATTAATCATAAGCTCCATACATCTATATCTAGTAGATAAGGTAATATCATCTATAGTCATACTAATGATATCGCTCTCTACTGTAAAATTACTATGAATAAATGCATTATGATCTGCAAAATTTATATTTCTAATTTCCGTGGCTAAATTTGCAAATTCATTAGGTCTAGCTATTTTATCCATAAGAATTTTAGTTATAAGTTTAACAGTATATTTATTATTCACTTTAATATCAAATTCTATGAATTTATATAAGTATGCATATTTGCCATCTGCATACCCTGATACTAACAATTTATGGGAAATTGTTGTTGGACTAATAATTTTAACATCAGTATCTATAAATTCATGTATATCCATATATTGATTTTTAGGAGATGCAATATACTTGAACTCGATAGATTTAAGTTGATCCCATTCATTTAAATAAACATCAAATGGACATTCAAAGCCACTTCCATTTTCATATTCAGCTTTATATACATTTCTGCATTCGTCTTTAATTTTAACATTCGTTTTAACACGATTTAAAAACCTATCAACTATTTCGGATTCATATCCATCTAAATTAGAAATAATTACCTTTTTGTTTACTCTACTCTGCATTGCTTTAATCATTTTAAATACCTCCAAAATAAAATAAATTAATATACTCTTATCACGTATATAATATATACTTGTTTTTTTTTCAAATTACAATAAAAGTCCTTAATTTGAACATTGAGATAACTATAAATGCTGATAAATATTGAGGTGATTAAATGGCTCAGCTTAAATATGAATATACATTTGATCTAAAATATAAGAATAAGTCTGATGGCAAAATCACTCAGATAGATCAAAATAATATAAAATCTCTTACTATATATAAAGAGTATGATAAATATAATATGCCGATCTGTACTATGAATTTAGTACTAGATAAAAACTTAGCAGATGATATTATCACTAAGATGGAAGAAAATACTTTCATCTTAACTGCATATAAGATTCAAGCAGATAATGAATCTGCAGTAAATGAATTATACTTTACAGAAGAATTCAGTTATCTTACTGATGATGATACTAATAAAGGTAAGTCATTAGATTATATGAAAACTGATGATAAAGAAGAGACTAGAGAAGATGTATATAGATATCTTAAAATTGGTCTTATTTCTAAATCATTAGTTGATTCTAATCTTCATCCAAATAATGCAACTATCTATAATTCATCAATGCAAGATATAGTTGTAGATTTATTAAATATTGGAGTTCCTCTTTTAGTAGAACCATTTACTGAAACAGAGACAGTCAGTCAACTTATTATTCCACCAAAAGAGTCCATTTCTAAGACTCTAGACTATCTAAATACTGTGCGAGTATTCTATAACACAGGGTATAGATTTTTCATGGATTTCGAGAATACATATCTCGTATCTAAGGCTGGTAAGCCCACTCTGAGAACGCTAGATAAATATGAAACAGTTAAATTTAATTTAGCTGAGTTAGGATCTAATGAATCTTTACTAGAAGGATTTAAAGATGATGGTGAATCTAAATCTTATATAATTGACGTTCCAACAACTGATATTAAGTATGGTAAAGATAATGTACTTAATAAAGAACTAAATGGCTTCACTGCTGTAATAGATGCATCTAAAACTATCCAACAAGATTACATGAGTAAATCTAAAGGATTTGGTGGTATACTAGGCACGTATCAAAATATTATGAATACCATTGACAATATTAAGAAAACTACAGCTGGAGTTCGTAATATTGTAAAGAATATTCATAGAACAACTTATGATATCAAAGGACACTTTAATCAAATAGTAGAACAGGCTACATCAGTTAAATCTACTGTTGATAGTGTAGCATCTCAAGCTGAAACTTTACTAAGATCCTTGCCTGAAGAAGTTATTGGTGAAGGTAAGAAAAGAATCTTAGGCGGTAAAGATGGTAAGACTGTAGTTGATAGTAATCTTAATATTAAGAATTTCCTTAATGGGTTAATAAATAATAGTATGGATATGAGTACTATTAGTAGAACTACAATAGAAGGATCTGAAGATACTTTTAATAAGTTTAAACAAAAGTATACTGGACAAATCTATCATTTAGAAAACTTTAAATCTTTGGTCGGAGGAATTGATCCAATCAACTTTACTGATAATACATCTGAAATGCTAGATCAAGTTAAAAATATTCAACCTAAAAAGGACGAATCTCGTGAGCATCATACTAGGAGTATGGTTAAGTTTAATGAAGAGTATGGTAAATATATAGGAAATAATAAATTCCTTGTAGATACTTTAAAAGATGCACCAGATACTATGACATTTGTTTTAGAGTATGATGAATTTACTCATGAAATAAAAAGAACTTTTGATTTAGATTTAAGATCATTGAAATCTCATTTTAAAGAATTAAAAGAAAACTTAGATTTCAGTACAGATAAAGCTAAGACTATTGGTAATTTTACCGAAGTTATGGATAATAGCTTGAAAGTAAATAGCAATGTTGGTAAATCATTATCCAGTATGATCAAGACTTCTGCTCAAACTATCCCTAAAGACTTTTCTAAACAAATCCTTGAAGGAGCAAATACTTATGTAAAATCTTTACAAGATACAACTAAGACTGCAGTAAATGATGCTAAGCAAGCTGCTAATAAAGTAGTAGAATCTTATGGTGCTTTACAAAGCAGTCTAAGTTCATTATATCAAAGCGGTGCAACCACAATAAACAGTTTTAGTGATTTATCTAAGATGGGTTCAAATGGTGAATCTATGGTAGATGTTGCATTAGATCTGGTCAATGTAGCAGAGGACTTAGGAAAACGTAAATTAATAAGAATCCCTAATGATAATATGGGCTTAATCAAGAACTTTAAGCATGCATTAGAATTAAAATCTACATATTTAACGATAAATAAACAACAGTTAGATAACTCTTTATTTAATATTAATATGAAATATATTATTAATAATAAAGATGATCATAAAGATGACACTGGTGAATATTTATTATTATCTAAAATAGAAGTTTATACCAATTATGGCGAAAAGTTTACAAGTAATACTAGTATGAATTTCGCTAAGATTCCTAAAGGAAACAATTAAGAAAATAATACCCCATAGGAGTTGAACTCCTATGGGAATATTTTTTATTTGTTATTATTTTGATTATTGTTGTTATTATTAGCGTTTACATATGCAGATACGTGAACTTTAATAATTTTCATATAATCAGACATAATACGTTCTGCCATTTGGTATTTGCATTGGTAGTAAGTACTAATAGTAGAAGCCAATTTATTAGCAAATTTTTGCATTGCTGCAAAGTCTTTACTAGTAGATGCACCATTACTATTAATATCATTAGCTACGTTATTACCAGAATTAGCAATCTTAGATTGAGATTGAGCTGCGCTACCTGGAACACCAGCATTAGATGTATCCATATCTAATTCATTAAATACATCTTCATTCAAATAAAGAAGTGCGCTTTCATCTGTAGGTTGACCTTGTTGATTATTTTGAGCTTCAATTTGACCAGCACGAGTAGACGCAGAATTCAATGCAGTTTCAATAGATTTGAATGCTTGTTGCATTGTAGTCATATCCTTTTTGATATTATTAATATCATTAGGGATATTAAGAACTGTATTAGCAAGAGCTTGTACGTTAATATCATTAGGAGTTTTATCTCGTTTAGAGTTAGCACCACCAACGAAGTAACCATTACATGCTTCTTTCCAATCACCATTAGCATCAGTGAATTCAGGATTCAATTTCTTACGAAGATCAAAGATCGCAGAATCAATATCAGTAGATGCATTAACCTTAGTAATATCACCAAGATCTAATGTAGCACCGCCACGAATACGTTCTAGACCTTTATCGTAATCTTCGAAGCTTACAGTTGTAAAGCCAGCTGTAGGTTTAGCAATGATATCTTTATATTTATTAATATAATCTTGATTATTCTTAATAAATTTATCAAACCATGCCATTACTTTATTGAAGAGGTTAACAACGAATTCACGAATTTTCTTAATGAATTCAATAGTTTTACTGAATACACCTTCATGTAAAGTTTGAATACGTTCTTCTACATTTACACCTTCAGCAATAATCATTGCTTCTTTCATACAGCAATCCGCAAGCAATTCATCATGTTTTAATTCAACGATAGAATTATTCAATTCCTCACGGCTAAGAAGACCTTTATCAATATCTTTAGATTTTAGTTCTTCAATAGCGGCTTCTTTGACTTCAACAGATTCTGTGAATGCATCAACAAATTCTGCTAAGATTTCTTGAGCTTGACGTGCTCGTTCCATTATAGCATTAGCTTTAGTTGTAAATACTAAATAATGGAAAGACATTACTTCATTAATAAGAGAAACTACGAATTTTTCAATCTTACTAATTTGTAAAGCATTATCTAATTTAATCTTTGTAGAAGATTTATATCGTCTAATAGTTTTAAAGATAGAATTGAATTCATCTTGTACACTATTAGCTTCATTATACAAAGATTTAAAATCAATACCATAGTTTTCAAGATAATAAACTTGATCGTTTAATACATCTTTACAAACAGGTACTGTTTTTTCTCCAACAATGAAAAGATCTGGGATTCTAGTGATATCATCACTACCACAGATTTCTTCTTTTAATCTATCTAATATTTCAGTATGGTTATTAGAGATAACTGTTAGAATCTTAGTAGTTTTATCACTATCAAGTTCATAGAAGTTACCACCAACCATTTTAAGAATATTAAATAGAATATTCTTAATATTTGGATACGTGTCATCAATTTTATATTCAGTTATTGTACGTTCACCTAATACTCTAATAGTATCTTCGGAGCTTACATTAGCCAATAAATCACGAATAGTACTTTGATATCTATCAAAGTAACTAATATGATTTCTTTCTTTAAAATTAATAGCAGCATTATAGTTTTTATAGTAGAACTTATTAAGTTTTACCATAACATCAAAGAATTTATCATATGCTTTTTTAGCATCAACTACTGTATCGCATTCTAATAAATTCTTATAAAGAATACGAGACTCGTTTAATTGAGTTCGTTTAATACCTTTAAATAGGTCAGATACACCTGTATAACAAGCAGTACTTCCTTGGATGTATGCGAGTGGTGTTGGGTCGATCTTTTCTAATAAAAGGTTATCAAAGGTGAAAGCTTTTAAATTACTTTCCATTTATTATAACCCCCTAGATTGTAATATAAGATTCAAGTGCTGGCATCTCTTCAGCACTTTCTTTAAGTGTTTCTTTAATTGGAGTGATAACACTTTTTACTACACCGATAGCTTTATTTACAATATAGCGGAATGCCATTAATGCAGCTGCCACAAGAGCAATGGTAATCTTTAATTTAGCTTCACGTTGAATTAATGTAACAGCATTTTCTTTACCACGTGCAACTTCTGCATCGAATTCTTTTTGAATTCGATCAAATTCAGTATTTGCCCATTTTTCAACATCAGAAACTTTACCAGATAATAATAATTCAATAATTGGAATTACATTATCTACCACCCATTTAGATGTAACTGCGACATCTTTAAATGCCCCGATATAAGAATCTATAAATAATTTACCAAAGATAGCTGCAGATGATTTGCCTTTATCTCTATTAGCTTGAATATCTTTAGCATTTGTTTGGCGAGCAACAAAGTGTTTATTAAATTGATCGAAGCTTTTAAATTTAGCCATAGTTAAGAATGCATTCTCTGGTAATTTTGCAGTCTTATGAGCTTCTTCATCTTGCTTTTTCAACCAATCTTTAATCTTAGCTAGATTAGGTTTAGATAAGATTTTAGGGTTTTTATTTTTAATATCTTCACGCCAATCATTAAAAGATTTAATAACCTTTTGAAGTTTTTCTTTAGAAGAGTCTAAATTAAGTTTAGCTTCTAAAACTGGCATATATTCAGATTCGAGAATACCATCCATATCACATTCTAGCATTCCCACATAGACTGTGTTATCGAAAGTTTCATAATCATTAATACATTCTAGAAGAATTTTAGAAAAATTATCCATTTTTTCTCCTTATATATTAAATACATAAATGACATAAATAGCTGAACTATTTATGTCATAAATGTATTATATATTTTTTTTTATTAGATATCGAAATAGGAAGCTAGTTCAGCATGTTCGAATGCACTTTCTTTAACTGCAGGTTTAGCAGTAACGCATGCATGTAACATACGACGAGCAGAGAATTTAGCTGCACGAACTAATGCACAGTAAATAGTTGCACGGCGGTTAGATGCATTAACTTTGATTTTAGCCAAAGCTTTGATTGCAGATACAAAAGTAGTGCTATCTGGGTTCAATGCCAAAGCACCTTTTTGTAATTCATCAATGATTTTAGCTGCAGTGTTAGCATCTTGTTTAATTGCAGATACTTGAAGTTGAGCAACTTTGATGATGTCATCAACGTGTTTAGCAACCCATTCACCATCAACTGTAGTTACTTCAACCCAATCTTTGAATTGTTTTTGATCAGCAGAAGCTTCTTCTTTAGCTTTAGCCAATAAATCTTGGTTTTTATCATTATCTGTGGAAAGATCACGGAATACTACAGAAGTAGTTTCAGTAAGATCGATTGCTTTACCAGCAGAGATAGCTAAGAATTTTTCTTCAGTAAGACCCATTTTGAAAGTACGTTCTTTAGTCAAGTTCTTAGCATTAGCTTTGATGTCTTTTTCATATTTTTTCAAATAAGCCAAGTCACCTTTAACGTAAGAGTCTAACCAAGTTGTGAATTTAGCAAATAAAGACACAACCCATTTCTTAGCATATTCGAAAATCTTTTTGATTTTTTCTTTAAGAGTTTCGAAAGTAGCTTCTGTATAGATTTCTTCAGCAGTCATGCCTTTTTGGATGCAATCCAATTCATAACGGCCTACACCTTCCATAATAAGGTTATCCATACGTTCAATTTCAATAGCAGCCTCAAGAGCCATTTCGCTGAAGTTAGTAGTATCATCAACTTCTACAGAGTCCAATAATTCTACACCTTCAAGCACTTTTGTATCTTCAACTTCTGGAGTTGTTTTAGATTCAATGAAAAATGCCATGTTATTTTTCCTCCTCGGACATGAGTAAAGATTCAATTAAAAGAAGATCGGAGTCTATTTCCGATTCTTTAACAGGTTTATATGCAACAGCTTTAGCAAACGCTTTACGCGCTTGAGCTGCATTAAACTTAATTAATCTAAGCATATTTGCAATGTAAACATGAATTACGGCAAGATATGCAGTAGTTACTTGATTAATATATTTAGTTTCATCATCATTAGCAGACTTAATAGCCTTAATGGTTGATTCAACCTGTTTAATCATTCTATCTGCATCTTGTTTAACGCTATTCATGTTTGTAGTTAGAGATTCTTCAACCTCTTTAGCGATATCAATATATTTAACTTCCTTCGGTTCTTCAAACCATAAATCTTTTATAGCTTTATCAAACTCTGAAGGATTAGATACATTGGTTCCAAAAATATCATTAAATATAGCAACTTTATTTTTATCAGATGATATATTAGAAAACTTAGCAGTAAATACTACCCATTTTTCTAAATAGTACTTAATATCTTTGATATTAGGATTGAAGTTTTTAAGTCTAGCATATTCAACAACAAGACCTGAACCGGATTCTAGATTTACATCTAGATCAGCCGATTCAGATAATTGTTGGAATTTGTCTTTAACTATACTTGCATATTTTTTAAAGAATGCTAAGTTGCTCATAGTAATCTTATCATAAACAACTTTAAAGAAAGTTTGAATAACTGATTTAAGCTTTACTAAGAACTTCTTAACGAATTCTATAATTTTATTTTTAATATCTTCGAACTTACTTTCAATGAAAGTAGAAGTATTTTTACCATCATTAATAAGTTGCAATTCAGTAATATCAGTGGATATAGCTTCTTTAAATAGTTCAGATTCAAAAGTGGTAAGCTCTAACATGAGCTCACTGAGTCCTACACTAGTTGTATAAAGATTATTATCCATAATATTAGACCTATGAGTTTAACAAATTAAGCTTCAGGCTCTACTTCAACTAGATCACATTCAACCAAGAAAAGATCTGCGTTTAATTCTTCGCCTTCTTTAACTGGCTTGTAAGCAACTGCTTTTTGGAAAGCTTTACGAGCTTCAGCTACATATTTTTTGCAAACATTGATATTTTCAGCACAAATTGCATTTACTACAAATGCATATGCAGAGCAAACATTGTTAACTAATGTTGCATCTTTGCCGGATTCTTTCTTAACAGTAGTAATGACACCAGATAATCCTTTTTCGGCAGCCGCTTGATTATCTTTAGCAGCTTTAACCCAATCACCTAAAAGAGCTTCAGCAACTTGTTTTTCAATATTTTTATAAGCAACTTCTTTTTCTTCACCAAGATGATATTCAGCATATGCCTTACGAATTTCAGAAGAAGCTTTAACTTCTAAACCAGTCAAAGTATTAAAAATTTCAACTTTCAATTCTTCAGTTGTTTTACCTTTGTTAGTATCAACTAAGAATTTATCCAAGCCTTCATATTTTTCAGCATTTGCTTTATATTCATGAATTTTAACCATAAGACCAGTTAGATCTTTTTTAGCTACATCATCTTTGAATTTGTTATAAAGAGCTTTTGTATCACGAGTCAAAGTTGCAACAACGCGATCTTGGAATCCTTTGAAAACTGCTTTAAGTTTAGCAAGAACTTGTTCTAAGAATTTAACAACTTTTTCTTTGATTTCAGCAAATTTACCTTCAACGAATACTTTTGTATCAGTACCTTCTTGAATCATGCTATATTCTGCAACGTCTGCACGAACTGCTTCTTCGAACAATTCAGCTTCAAATTGCATGCATTCTAAAGCAATAACACTTGCACCCAATTCACCTTCATAAAGAGCGGAGTTTTCAAGTGTAACTTCTTCAGTTTTATGACCGTCAAAAAATGCCATAATATTTGTCCTCCTTAAAGTATATACTTTTAAGTATAAATTTTAAAATTTATCTATTTCGCCAATATTAGGCTAGATTTATTAGATTGTTGCAGCTATTAAATAGGTAAGGTTCCTATTAAGCTATAATGATACTAATATCGAGTTTATTATCCTCAGTATTAGTAGAGTTGATGTTTAAGAACTCTGGAATCTTACCAACTATAGATTCGTCTTTACGATAAATATGTTGGTATCCAGGTCCATAACCATTAAAGTCTAAGAATTCAAAATATGTAATACTATCAGCATACTTCTGAGTGATGTATGTAATAATATTAGGAATATGAACATCAGTAATCTTAGATTTATCTTCAATATATTTTCTAATATCATTCTTAATATAATCAATTATATATTTATCACTAGCAGTCAATAACTTAATCTTGAACTTGAGTGATAAGTTAACTCGATTAATAGGAACGCTATTTTCAATATAGAAGATTTTAGATGGTCCATAAGTATTAAAGAATTTAATATCAATACCGAAACTATCTTCAAGAACTTCTAAACAATCTAGAATATGAATACGTTTCTTTTCTAGTTCATTAATAAAGCTTTGAATCTTATCTTCAGTATTTACATAGTCATATCCAATAACTGGGACCCGATCTATATAATAACTAATTTGACCATTATCTTGCTTTTTGATTTTGATTACAGATTCAATTAAGTCAGAATAGTTATATAAGAAGTCAATACCATATTTAACAGTATATTCATTCGTTAAACTATAACCATTTAAGAATCCATCGGCAAAATATTGTTCAGTCTTATTTCTACCAGCATCATATTCGAATACATTCTTACAATATACAAAGATTTTCATTGGCATATTGTTAAGCATATATCCAGGTTCGAATTTATCAGCGGTAGCTTTCATTTCATGGACATCATTAACTTTTAAACGTACGTTCTTATCAATCTTATTATCAGTATTCAATTCAAATCTGTAATCGAAACTATAAGAAGATTCATCGTAGTTTATAAATTTAGCTTCAGCCCACCTATAAGGAACTTGATATTTGTCATCAGAGTAGAATACTGCTATTACTTTAAGATCTGCACCAGTGATCTTATTAGGATCATATGGATCATCTCTATGAATAATACCAATATTAGATTGGATATTCTGAAGAATAGAAATATCACAAACGTAAGTATCACGTTTAGTTAGATAGCTACGTTTCCAATTCATATTATTTGTAATAAATTGAACTTTAGAGTCTTGGTTTACATAAGTAAACTCTAAGATCTTACTAACGTCCATAATATTCAAATAATAAGATACATATAAAGGTTTCTTATTTATAATACACATGAAAGGATTCATATATAAGAAAGATTCATTACTGATTTTCTTTAATTCATCCTTGGATGCATTATATACTACAGATGCATTAGTCTTTCCATCATATTTGATAGAATTACCAGCAGTCAATATATAGTTACTATCAGAGATATTATCAAAGTCACGTCTAATACACTCTACAGGAATAGTGTTAGTCGGAATGATATTTGTAGTAGTATCCATTAATAGGAATGCATAATACAACCTGCTTAATGGATTATCCATTTTCTTAAAGAAGAAGATTTTATTATCTTCATCTGCAATAGTATTGAAGTAATTATTGATATCGGTGCTATTAGTTACGCTACCACGGGCTAAAGCTTCTTTAGGAATGAGCTTCTTCAAATCTGAAATAGATTTTTTATCTAAACCATATTGAGCTTCTCCTGTGGGTACAACCAATAGATTCAATCTATCATAGTTAATATTAGAAGAGTTAACTCTGAAATAGATTGTATCTTTATATTTAATATTACCTTTAGATCCTTGACTGGTATATAAGTTTACAGTTACTTCAGTATTAGCAGTTGGCAAATATGAAGCATTGTCAAACATAATACGAATAGTCGAAGAATCTATGAAAGTATAATTACAGAAATCGTTAACCCCATCGGTATTTAAACCATTATACACTGGTTTTAATTTTCTTACAGGATTACCATATTCTTTTACATCTACATCGAATCCAGCTAATTGATTATCAAATTCAAATTGCATCATTTTAGATTCTAATGGGTTAGATGTAACTATAGTTTTATGAATTGTAGAGAACTCATATTGTCTTAATTCAACCAAACACATGATGACTGGTTGTCCATCAATTTCTGATTTAATAGTTGGTTTAAGATATGGGTCCACATCTTTTGAATTTCTAGTGATTATTGGATTTACTTGAATTGTATCATACATCCCTGTATATACATAATCACCCGTAGGAAGAAGAATACGTTTAATGATTAGATCATATGGAATATGGAATTCATAATCACCAACCATTATTTTTACTTCTCTATCTAATCTAAAAGTATCATTGACTGTATTAAGAATCAATTCATTTTCATAAAATATAAGCATTGCATTCATAGTAGAAGGCTCTGCATATATCTTATTTATACCAAGAGATAATGCATGGGAAATTACATTCTTTTCAAACTTGGCTTTAATAGGAATAGCTTCATTAGAATACTCTGCAGCCATAGAAACGGCATTTTGAAGAGCATTAGAATTTACATCTCCTAAATAACCAAAGATGCCCATAGATAGAGTAAGGTCATCTTCGCTAATATATTTCTTTTTAATATTTTCAATATACTGATTAATATCATATATATTGGCATTAAGCATGGTATCATTCTTTACTGTATTTATAACTGTATCAGAATAACTTCTAGCTACTGTATTAGCAGATACTGCATCAGATGCCATTTAATCTATCCCTCCCATTTTAATTTATAGAACCCTCTATTTGGTAAGATAGTACTATATCCAGCTAATGCTGTAGTACCACCATCTTTATAGAAGGCACTATTGTTTTGATTTTTATTCATATTTAGATTCATATCAGTTTGTTGGTTGCTAGGCTTTACTATATATGGGCGATGCATATATTCACCACTCCAACCACCAAATTCTGGTAAATATCCACCAAGTCTAGGATTACCTTTAGTGATTAAATTACTTATTTCATTAAAGTCCTCAATTATATTAGGATCCATATCCTCAACAAATGAAGCTTTAAATTGAACTGTAAATTTAATATTACCATCTGCAGGTAAATCAGAGAATGTATTACGTGGAACCATCTTTGGATATACTCCAAAGTATTTAGCAAAGTAAACTATAGATTCACCATCTTCTCCGACAATGAATTTATACATACTCATTTGATCGTGAATAACTTTAGAATCAAGATATGAATCATCAACAAAGTCAACTAATCCATAATGCTTCATTCGTTCATATTCATCAAATAGTCTAAACCACATATAAACTTCTAAATATTTTGTATCTTCAAATTCAATAGAGAATTCATGATTCTCATCAGATTCATAAGAAGTCCCTCTATAGAAAAGAGAAGATCCTAATATATTTTTAGAAGTCTCATAATCGTTAGCCGTAGAAATATCAGGGATATCTACATTAGATCTCTTATAGTTAGATAGTAAATTCACAAATGGATTATGTGTATTTACAGACCAACTTAAGCTTTCTAATACAGAATGATATCTATCATATGCTTCTCTAAATAATGTATTATTTGCAATAGATGGATTTAAGACGTTGCCATTAAAAATTTGGAGATCGGGCTTTGTAAAGAATACATATTCTCTAGTCATACCCATCCAGTTTTGTGGATCAAGTCTTTCATATCTTGCAAACTTTGTATATTTTTCAGATTGGGTTACTCGACCAGCACCGAGTCCTAATCCATTAGCTTTTACGAATTTTAAAAGCCCATCATTAGAACCAGATTCATCAATCATTGGTCGAGTATCTCTATTTAAAACATTTATACTTTTTGCTTTATGTGTATTGCCAGTTTCATCTTTGGCACCAGTACCAGTAAAACCAAAGTCATTATTGTTTTTAACGATATTAGACAATTGGCGTCCTCCTTTCCTGGATTTTAAATTAATCTTATGTTGAAGAAGGGAATAAATATCGTAATTGTATATTATAATAGTGAAATAAAGCATGTTTGTGTATGATAATCATAACCCAAACTTCCAGCTTATTGTTATTCTAAATCATTTCAATTTAAAGGCTGGGTTATTATGACTAAATCTATACACTTATATGACAATGATCTAAAAGAGTTAGCTCTTGCTGACAATGCGGTCAAAATCTATACAGTTGCAATCATCTCTGGTGATGATATAATGGAAGAATTTGACACTGTTAGAAAGTCTGACTATGATAGAATCGTTAATCTTTATAATGCTTGTATTAATGGTATAAAGGATAAAGACTTAACCTGGAAATTTCATGAAGCTATTTCAGAAACTCCAAATAGTTATTTTATATAACAAATACCTGCATGCTTTATTTTTTTTTGTAAATTGGCCTCTTCAACATAAGATTAAATTTATATAAATTAATAAGGAGGTACATATAATGATCCTTAAGGATTTAATTACGGACGTTTTAGATATCGCTCAGGATTCTGAAATTGGAAAATTTATTTCTCGTAAGAACCCTACGATTAAATCTATTACCCGTTCAAATAAAGACTTAACTATGATCTTCCCGGTCATTGCTTCTAGCTCTATTGAACCTAAAAGTGCACAGTTAGTTACTAGAGCATTAGAACGCAAATTTACAACTTTAACTCAAATGCTATTATCTGCATTGTCTATTACGTCTTCGAAGGATGCTGTTGAGCATTTACGTAATATTCACACAAATCTAGATTTGGATTCTTTTTTTGACGTTGATGGATATTTGACTGCCACTGAAGCAGCATCTTTAGATCCATTATACTTCAGAGATAAACTTGGTGAAAAGATGGTTCACGAGTCTTACAAAAGAGAAAGACTATTTGGTAAACCATTAAATGCTTTGACTGAAGCTAATCGTACTCAAGTAATTAGAAATCGTCACTTATCACAAGAAGCTAATAGAAATGATTCTGATAAATTTGCAGTCACAGCAACTAAAGATCCACAACCTATGGTTGCTGGTAAAATGACTTTCCCTACATTAATGAGTAATAATGATGTAAAGAAAGCAAATGAACTTCAACCAACTGTAGTTGAAATTAAATTTGTTTCCACTGCAACTGGCGAACCTATTGATGCTAATGCATTCATCGGTATCAAAACAAAATTATATGCTGCGGACTCCATGGATATCATCAATCATGTAATATCTAAACGTGTAAATAAATTAAGCTTATATAATTTGATCAAAGCTACAAGCGGTGAAATTGAATTCTGGCGTGATTTTATTTTTGCTCTTAAGAAAGCAAAAGTTGATGCCATTTCTTCAACTAGACGTGGTTCTACTTCTAAACTTTGGAAAGTTCTAGAACGTAGATCTATTGCATCTAAACTTAATCATCTTTTATCTTCTCGTAATGATGCAACTGCAATTACTACATTAGCAATTTCAATGTATGAAGTTGAATACTTACGTAAAAATGAAGATATCGATCTTTTAGATTCCCGTGTTGCTCGTCAACTTTTAGATGAATATAATCTTATCGGAATCGCTGTTGTAGATGATTCTACAGAATCAGTTCGTTTCATCTTTGATACTGGTGATGATGAATATGAACTCTATTCCTTTGGATCTTTGAAAAAAGAAGACAAAGTTGACTATAAACAAATGATTCAAATTCTAGCTGGAGGACGATAATAAATGGCATACCAATTAAAAGAATTCGTTGAAGCCTCCAAGTTTATGGATTTTACAGATAAAGAAACCTATATGACTATAGGGGTTGTAAATGAATCTGAACAAAAAGAAATCTTATTAGGCATTACTAATAAGCTTTATGAAAAAATTGAAGCCAAAGTTACAGATATTGACTTTGGTACAATTCCTACTTCTAAAGGCGACATTACCAAAGTAGATAATATCCAAATGGTATTAGAATCCTTAGATGATATGAAAAAAATCTACAATGAATATAAACAACCAACTTCTGAAATTCAAGAAATCTTAGAAGCAGTTGAAAACGTACAAGATCTTAAGATTGAATTCCAACGTGGATTCATGACTAATACGAGTCTACCAATTGTACTATATAATACAACAGTATTATCTATTATTAGTGCAACCTCCTTATTGATTTCTACTACTATTGATTTCATTGTAGATCCAAGAAGTAAATCTATTGAAGTTTCTATTGATCGCACAGGTCTTAAAGATAGTAAAAATCTTTTAGCTCTTCGTACTTTAGAAGCTTTTAATAATTCTTGCCGAGGTGGCAAACTTAAAACTTTACTTCAAAGTGTAACAAAAGTTAATGTGAAGAACTTAGTTGGTACATCTGCTATTGCTATTATTGGCGTATCTATTACATTGATCTTTACATTGATTCCTCTTCTTCGTGAAGTAATCTATTATTACTATTATTGCCGTACAAGCGTTGCTGATTATTTTGATGCACAAGCATCTATGCTTTCCCTAAATGCAGCTCGCTTAGAAATGGCTGGTGACCCTAAAACAGCAGTAGAACAACGTAAATTCGTTGATCGTTTCCGCCGTATCTCTGATACCTTGTCTATTGATTCCAAAGATTCTGTAAATAAAACAGCTACAGATATTAAAAAAGAATCTAAAGAAAAATTCAAAATTGATGATGTTACAGATAGTTTACCAGACTCTGCTGCATCTTCCTTATTCTAATGAAAGGAGCATAGTATTATGCATTTTTCAAGAAAAGCCATTAGAGAGTCTGCTAACTTACGTATGCTTAAACAGGCTAAAATTAATGAGCTTCAATCTCAGTTAAATGAAACAGTTGTTCCTGTAGTAGAATTCGATGAATCTAAGTCTCTTAAACGTGCTAATAGATTCCTTAATCTACGCACAACTGTACGCAATAATTTAAAAGAAGCTTTCTTATTTGAAGCAATTAAATATTTTTATAATGAAAGTTCTGTTCAAGAGATCGAAAAAGAAGAACTTCAAACAACTAAGGATACAATCATCATGGGTTTCATTAAAGAAAACGGTGTTGAAAATATCCTTAATAAGTTCCGTAAACGTGATGTAGTATTAACAGATATAGCTAACTTTGTTAATGAATCTACTCGTGCTATTATGGAAGAAAATGAAGAAAAATTAAAAGATTCCGAAACAGCTCCTGAAGATATTCAGGTATCTGTAGACGATCGTGAATCCTTCATTGATAAGATGGCTCAACAAAAAGAAGAAATCGAAGACGTTGGCGCTATGGTTCAAACACATGTAGCAAACAACGTAGAAGAATTCATTGCTTCTAATGTAGAAGACCGTCAACAAATCAAAGATATCTTAGATGATGTTAAAGAGAAAGTTGCAAGCATCAAAGCCGCAAATGCAGATGTTGCTGAACAAATTAAAGAATCTAAGATTATGAAAGCTCGTCGTGAAATTCATAAGATCAAAAATTCCAAAAAGAATATTTTGGAATGTATGGTTAACCATCTTTCTAAACGAGTTATCGCTGAAAATCATCAAGCTTTCTTAGATGATCGTAACTCCATTAAAATGGATAAGATTGTTGAAACTGCAGAATGTATGCTAACTATGTTAGTATTGTCTGAAGCATTTGGTTTTGAAGTAAACGAAAAAGAAGTTCGTGAACTTTATAAATAATCAAAAAAAAAATAAAGATAAATACCCCATGGAGTTGAACTCCATGGGGTATATTATTTCTTCTTTTTTATTAGATAACGCTAACTAATAAGTTTTCTCCAATTCTATATACAGAATGGAAAAGCTGAATATTAGACATTAAAAAATCATATTGACGGGTAGTCAACACTTTTAGAAGATTTCCTTTATTCTCAGAATATGCCCTGCTCACTTGTTCAAGACAAGCACCTTCTGAGCGGTTAATTTCTTTACTCCATACATATCTTCCTTCGATGGAGTATTCAAAATCATGGAAATAATCATTTACCATATCATTCCAGAAATTGATTTCTAATAATTTTTTCTTAATAGTATAAACAGTGTCAAGTTGTTTAGTATTGTATGAGTTCATTTTAGTCACCTAACAATTCTGAGGGGTTAAAGAACTCCCCACTCTCATCCTTAGACTCCTTTGTTTCTGTCTCAATATCTAAATTAACTCCACGTTTTTCCATTATTTCTTTAATGGTATTATTATCCCCATAACCCTTTTCTAATAAAACATGAGTAAGATCATGTGGACCTTGCTCTGTTAGAAAAGAGAATCCCTTATTTGGAGTTAGAGAACCATCAGTCCCCATAACCCATTTACGTAGTTCAAGCTTAGCTGGACGATCATTCCAGCTTGTTTCTGATAACTTTAAAAGACTATTACCACGTTCATCGAAGACTTCATCTATTCCATCTTCTTTTATATTCCATTTGAATTCTGGCATTATTACTCCTCCAAACAAAAAATAAAAAGCCTGGGAATTTACTTCCCAGGCTTAATATTCGTCGATAATTAATTATCGATTAGTTGGACGGTATAGACCATCGGATACCACTTGACGGCTTACATATTTTTTCAAAAGGTTCTTAGTTACTTTTGGATCTAATTGACGTACATCCAAAAGACGACCAGAGAAAGAACCATTGTTAATAGGTGCGCCAGGAATTACTACATAATCATATTGGTTACCATAAATGAAACCAAGAACGGATTCAATTGTAGCACCATTTACGATTAAGATATTATGAGTACCATCTGCAGACAATGCATATTGAACACATTGTTTACGGAATGTATCATTATTTTTATTGTCATTGAGACCGAAGTCAACTACAGTTTCCTTCAAGATCTCAATAGCATCGTTAGTTAAACGGAATCCCATGGATTCTTCGCTAACGATACCATTAGCACTGCTAGATTTAATAGCGTTAATACCATTGAATTTAGCAATCATTTCTTGCTCTTTGGTTTCGGATGCACCGGAATCAAAGCCACAAGTTTCCAATGCTTTTAAGCTCTTAGTTTCAGGGTTGATAGCTGGATCAAATACCAAGCTAATACCGATAACTGGAGAGTTAACATAGGATAATTCGCGGCAACCTACATAGTCACCAAAGATGTCACCCAATCGTTGGGTCAAAAGTTCACATACTTCAGATGTAGAGATCATGCGAGATTTGTAATCGGATTTAAATTCTTCTGGTTCAATATCCAATTCAAATTTCTTACGAGTTTCTTCACCTTGTTTTTCAGCATCACGTTTTTGCCCTCTGGATGCACGTTGAAAAACTTCAGCTAGGCTTTGGAAGCCATTTTCAGGTTGAGGGACTTGTTGGTTGAAAGTCGACATTTCAGTCCTCCTTAAAAAATAACTTAAGATTACTTTTCTGTTAGATTCATATTAAAATACTATCTCTAACTACCATTATAATATATAAATATTTATATATTTACTTAATTAAGATGTAGACCTGGAAGATCATCAATTGATATATATTTAACTATAAAGGTTCTATCATTATTATCTTGAATAAAGAAGAAGTTACCTCGTATCTTAGTCAATTCAATATCATGATAATATTCTAGGATATTATAATCTACTATTTTAGTTTCAGCTATTGCTTCTAAAACAAATAGATCACCTGGTCTTAGATTTCTTTGTCCAGCTTTAACTTCGAATAATACTTTAAATACTTTGAAATTATAATGGAACCAATACATGAATTCTATATTTTTTAAAGCTATTTCTATACCTTGATAAATGTCATTTAGATTAGCATTATATGATTCAGCTATATCTCTAATTGCTTCACATACCCAAGGTTGTAATTTAATCAAAGAAATAATATTTTTCAATGAATCATTTAAATATAGATCTATTGTGTATGCCTTAGTTTTTTCTACTATATCAGACATCAATATATCATACGCTGATTGATATAACCCGCCAGTGGCATATTGGTATTTGCAAATAGATTTGCCAAACTTATAATCAGTAATTCTATAGTTTAATCTACTTGCAAAGTATGGGAAATTGAATCCTTCGAATTCATTATATATACTAAAGCATAAATCTTTAGATCCATCCTTTAGAGTACATAATTCGATGAATAATTTACAATGTGGAGTTATAGATTCTAATCCATCAAGCGTTTCTTTTTGGATTAGAGTTATACTTCCTATAATCGGACTTACCTTATAATAGTCTTTTTCTGATCTAGAAGTTATTCTATATAACTCTGTAATCTGACCAGCCTTATTTTTCTTTATAAGTTTATTACCTATATTCTGCATTATATATCCTCCTTATTAGAGTTATAATATATAACTTATTTAGAAAATTAATAGTGCTACTTAACTAGTAAGTAGCACTATTGAATTTATATGTAAATTATAAGAGATGTAAGAGTTGTTTAAAGTATTCTAAAGAATACTTTAAAGTTGGAGCTTTAATAGTGATTGATTCATCACTAAATGGGCTCTTCTTGTAGTAATTGGCAAAGTTAAATTGCTTATCTTTTTTCATTACTACCTGCATGTACTTATTGAAATCATTTAATACTCTGGAACGAATATCAACTAATTTCTTTCTAGATACGGTTTTATTTTCAGAATAGATATCAGATTCTATTCTATTATTGATATAGAATAGTTTTGCCAATTCATATTTCATAGGATCTATATTTTCAGTTTTTTCATATTGCTTTAAGAGTCTATGAGATTCTTGATATTCATTTTCATAATCTCTCTTCTTAAGAATATTAGAAACAACTAGATCTCCATTCTTCTTAAATTGAATTGGGAACTCTGCTTCTTGAATTAATTTACGAATAGTATTTTCATGGAATGCTTCTTGAATACGTCGTTTAGCACTACGCCTATTAGCATCGTCAAATTCAAGATAAGGATTCCAGCCATATTCTAATAATTCTTGTTTAAGCTCATCATTATCTTTATCTACTGATAGTTTATAAGATAATGCTCTAACTTCACTTAACCATTGGCGAATAGCTTTTGGATCATACTCGCCAGTATTGAATGCTTTAGTATATTCAGCTAGCCATTTAGATCTTTCAGGCGATTCCTTAATATCTGCAAATGTATTAGCTTCTTTGAATGCATTAATTTCATATGGAGTATAGAATGGTAAGTCTTCTGGAAGTTCTTTGAAGTTTAAATCAGAATGATCAAATGTAGATTCAACTAAAGCAAAGCTATAGTCATCTTCATAATTATCATTTCCGAATTTAGCTTTCATGAAATTATACATGGTTTCATTAGTGCAACCGAATACTTCCATCATTCGCATATCAGAAATACGAATCAATGTAATATTCATAGATTGTAAATTATTCCACTGAACGTCTAATTCTTCTTCTGTGTCACATGGAAGAATACAATAAATGCCGGAATTTAGAGACCATTCTTTTAGATATGCAATTTCTTCTTTCTTATTAGCTAAGTTAATACCATAATCTTTAGCTTTATCAATATCAGATAATTGCAATCCTTCTGCTAGAGGGAGATCTTTATATTCGATATCGCTATCTAAATATTTAGATAATAATTCTTCATATCGTTGCTTATTAGTTTTACCATAGAGTGCAATAGATTTATCATCACTTTGTCTGCGTAATTCTGTAGGCAATGATAAGAATTCATTCCAATCATCATTGAGTTTATCTTCAGATTCATAATCGACATCTAGAACTTTATAGAAGCCAGTATCATTAATATCTCTGACTCTACTATCAACATAATCAGAATCTTTATCTAAGATAATTTTAGCTTTCTTATATAGAGCTGACTCAATTTCATGAATATGTTTATAAGATTTACTACGAATTCCAGATTCTAAATCAATAGCAAAATATCCTTTAGGATCTTCCATGATAGTTGTACCTTCAGGGAATTCTCTTAGTTTCATTTTTGCTTGATTTAATTCCATCTTATCACAGATAGGAAGATAATCATCTGCTAACTCTGAAGAATTATTTACATCATTAGAGAGTGTAGCAATAACATCCCCAAAGCCATGTTTATCTTTTCTTTCAATATCTATTTCTTCAAAATCTTTATCATATTCTACTTGATCTTTAGATAATAACTTTTTACCAGTCATTTCTTCATAAAGAGTAGATGCATCTTCTTTATTAATATCTGGTTTTCTATGTTTATATGCGTTATAGAATTTATCTTGCAAGAATGGCTCACGATTAACAATTTCAGTTTTATCATTGTCATCTTTGATACGCATCTTATCTTGCTTTTTATCTGTAACTACACCGAAGCCATCACGTTCTCCAGTAAATGAGTTAGGATACATACCATATTGGACCATCATATTTCCATCTATAGTTCCAATCATAACTCCATTAACACCAGAGACTCCGATTTCGGATAATGCAGATTCTTTAATATATTTGGATAATCTAACCATTTCATCTTGATCTGGTTTATTTTCTATAATATTTCTTATTCTGCTATATTCAGATGCATAATATATTCCACCAAAGATAGCCGGCATATATAATGCTTTATTATAAATATTTAATATATGAAAATATAATTTATAAGAAATGAATAGTATGAATCCCTTATGATGCATACATATATCAATCATATCTTCTAATATTGGATATATATCCGTAACATCATCAGATTCTTGGTATTTTTTATAATCACTATTTGAGGTAATAAAGATACTATAATCTCCATCATAATATAAATCCAAATATTGTTCTATTAACCAATCACCTTCATTATCATCACCTAAATCGCTATGAACTGATTGATATTTTTCTCCTTTAGCAAAACTATAAATTTGGCTAAAATCGATAGCTCTAAGGTTTTCATATTCTTTATAATTTCTAAGCTGTTTAAGAGTGGAAAGTATATCCGTATTGTTAACTCCGAAGATTAATTGGCCTTTATCTGTATCTTCTTCGAATTCTTCCATATTGATGAATAATCCTAAATTGGATGATTGCATATTATATGCATCTGAATTTACACTTTCGGATAATACAGATTCATTAATTCTAATGATTTTATTAAGATCAGATCCATCAGACTGATTGATTTCTTGGTCTTTAAGTAAAGCTAAAGTTTCCATAAGCTGTACAAAGTTATTATTAGTCAATCTTAGATAATTATATTGACCAAGCTTAATTAATGCAGCTTCTTTAGAGATTTGTTTATCTCTATATTCAGTCATTTGACGGTTATTAGGATTATCTCCACCATCTTTGACTTCTATGATCAAATTATAAGGAACGTAGTAAATATCAGTTATCCACTGTCTAGTAACACCGTTTTTATCCTTATATTCGATAACTGGTCCAGGCATTAAGATATCTTCACTCTTACAATGAAGAACTTCATCCATAAATTTAATAGCTTCTAATTCATAGCTGCCAGTATATGTAAATATAGTACCATCACTATATTTATACTTACCACTAATGCTACGATTAGCTAACATTTTTTGTTGTTGCTCTGGATCATCAAGAAGACTTACTTTACCATATACTTTGAGCATATTCTTCTTGAATTTTTCACGTAAAGCTTCTTTACATCTAGGATTAGTGCAAAGTCTTGTATATTTACCAGTCTTAGGATTCCATTGAGCTGGATTTCCACATACTATACATTTACCAGAGTCTGGATGCGTCTTATCGAATAATAGACGTTCAGCATCATATCCTTCTGGTATTAGTTCTTTATGGTTTCGTTCAATATGTCGAATTAGTCTTTCTTTTTCCTCTTTTCTAGTACAAAAAGGACAGCTAATTTTTCTATTACTTGACATCCATATTCCTCCTTTTATTAGGCATATGTAAATTTAATGCTATGTTGAAAATGGGTTAATATGTATATTTTTAACGCCTGAACTTTATAGTAATTGCTAAATATTCAAAGAAAGGAGACTGTTTATGGCTGAAGAAATCGTATTAAAAACTGCCAAGACAAAAGAAAATCCAGTTTCTTTAAAAGAATATACATTAGACGTAAATGCATATGGTACGCCTTTAGACTATAAAAACTTTAATGCTTTAGGAACGCTAATCATGCGTCTAATTTTATTAGAACCAGGTACAATCACTCATTCACCTAAAATGGGTGTTGGATTAATAAGTAAATATAGATATATGCAGTCGGATAAGTTAGATACTTTTGTTAATGAAGTTAAAAATCAGATCAAAGACTATATAGATCCAACTGCAGTTGTCGATATGGATGTAAATATTACTGATCAGAATGTAATGGTAATGGACTTGAAAATAAATTCTGCCCAATTTAGATATTACTTTGATCGTGATAAAGTAACTTTAAAAATGATAGCTCTTGATCAAGAGCAATAATTGGAGGAACCATAAATGTCTGAAGAAAAAATCAATCTAAATGATTTGATGAATGAAAAATTTGCAGAAGAAGCTTCCAAAGAAAAAGAAACTACTGCAACAGCAGAAGAACCTACACGTGCAAGTGCTCCAGCATTTGATCCAAACAATATGGTTTCTGTTGATTTATCTCAATTAGTTCCTTCTGGTAAAGAAGATGCAACTAAGAAAGCACAAGAAGAACTCATGGAAGATTTAGATGATGGCATCAAAGCAGTTGCAGAACGACGTTTTGGTCCAGCATTGAAAGAAATCCGTGATATGCGTGAAGAATATGAAATGCGTAAAGCTGCTGGCGAAGAAGATCCTAAAGTTAAATCTAAATTTGATCCAACTTTAGATCTTGATCCAAATCTAACTGATGAAGAAGTAGCTCAAATCCGTAAAGATCGTGAAGATCAAGATAATATTGTTGATCTTGTTGAAGTTGCCCCTACATCAAAGAAAACTGAATCTGTAGCCGATATTGAAGAAGAATTTAATAAAAGCTTAGAAGATGCGGAATCTGAAACTGATGGTAAAAAAGTTAATACTTTCATGGAAGGAGTTCCTACTGCTGAAAGTGTAACTGAAAATGTAAAAGCTGCCACAGTTCAATCTGCTGTACATGATTCCTCTGATGATGAAGAAGATCTTGAATTAGACTTGGTTAATGAGCTTGATGAATTAACTGAAGATCTTGGTCTTACTGATGATTTAGAAGAAGCTGAACGTATTAAAGAAGAACGCCGTACCCAAAAGAATATGGAAGAATTCGCTAAAGTACTTCGCTCCCAATTAAGTGAAACAAGTGCTAGAAAACCGGATATCTCCAAATTCAAAGTACGTAAACGTCCTAAAGCTTTCACTAAAGTTTTAGCAACAAGCAGTGAAACACAATACTTTACTTGGGGTCTATTTGCAACAGGAATTTCTGTAGCAATCTCTCCACTGTCTGCTATCGAATTAGATAAGATCAATCCTTATACTAGAGATCGTAATGATATCGTTAGTACTAAGACTACATTTGATACTATCTATAAACACTTGGCACCAGCTTGCCGTGATATGAAAATGGAAGAATGGATGAAGTTATTAGACTTCCAAGATCTAAATCATTTATTCTTTGCATTATATAATGCTAACTTCCATGACTCTAATATTATTCCTTTCACTTGCCCTAAATGTAATCACTTCTATTCTGAAAAACGTGATATCATTGATATGGTTAAGTTTGAAACAGATGGAGATAAAGAAAACTTTAATAAAGTTATTAAGTTAGATCCTTCTTTACCTCCAACTTTCGAAGAGGAACTTTACGTTGCAAATGATAAATATGCATTCGGTATTGTAATTCCTAAATTGTACAACTCCATGTTTGAAGAACGTCTTTTAGATGAAGACTTCCGAAATAACTATGCCGGCATCATCAATCTCTCTCATTGTATTTCCACAGTATATGAAATCAATGAAGATGATGAAGAATTGATTCCAATTCAATTTACAACCAAATCTACGGATATTGTTAAGACTTATAAATATCGTATCCTTTCTATCTATAAAGTACTTTCTAAACTTTCTGGCTATGAATTCAAAGAACTACAAGACTTCATTGCTGAATATATTGAAAAGACTAATAAAAATATCAATATTACATATCAAGTCCCTGCAGCAGTATGTCCTAAATGTGGAGCTGAAATTCCAGCAATTCCTATGTCTGCTCAGGACTTGGTTTTTACACGTCATCAGTTGATTCGCATGTTAGACTAATGCAATTAATTGATTCAGTTTGTTTTGAATATAGAGGTAGATTATCTGTTATTGAAGCTATGAATATGCCGATAGGTGATCTACTTCTATTAAAGAAATTCATATTGGATCAACGAGAAGCAGCTGATGCGGCCAAGAAGAAAGCTAAACAAGAACAAAAAGATGAAATGATGAGAATGCGATATCTTCAAGCAGCTTACCGTGGTCATCCACAAGCTGGTATAAGCGGAACTCCTCAAGGCCCTAGTAAACCAGTTGAATCTCAAACTATGACACGTGAAGAAGCTGCTAGATTAGAAGATGCGTTTGAAGATATGCTATAGGAGGCACTACCGATGGATTTAGTCGAATTTTTCTGTAAATTCGGCACTGGAGATTTTGATTATATAACACATTATTTTGGCGAAAATAATCTATTATATAGTATTCTTAAAGAGCATGATATTCTAAATTGTGATATTACCAAAATACAAAAAGGTATATCTCATATTGAATATATTGTGAAATCAAAAGATACAAATATAATCAACAATGTATATCAAGAATACATTAATATTTTAAAAATAGAAGATCCTAATACCCCTCTATCCATGAAAGTTATAAAAGTTTCTCCTAGAGAATTAAGTATCATAATGGATAAAATATAATACTATAGGCTAGTGCTATCTGAGCACTAGCCTATTTTATTTACATTATAATAATATAAAGGAGGTATACGATGGCTGATAAACTTAGGGAGGAGAACCTCCAAGTATCCCTATTAGACATAGATGATTTCGTTAAGAAAAATAACTTACCAGAAATCACTAACCCTGTAATATTTGATACTAATAAGAATCCAACAGATGATGGATTATTATCTAATACATTATTCGGTATCACAAGAGAATCTCGTGGTACTACATTTGCATATATTGATTTAAAGAAGAAATTCCTTCAACCATTAGTATATAGAATTTGGAGTAAAGTTGATTCTAAACTCAAATCTATTATTCATGGTATTGGTACGTATAGTATTGATAAATCTGGATATATTGTAGAAGATCCAGAAGGAGATAATGGTATTGATTTCTTAAGAAAGAATATCGATAAGATTAAGTTTAGAGAAACAGATTCTGTTAAACGTGAAAGATATATTAAATTTCTTAATGAAAACAGAAAGAATTTCTTTACTGATAAACTATTAGTTATTCCACCATTCTATCGTGATATCAAAGTAGATGGTGGTAAGATTTCTGTAGGTGATATTAATAAACTCTATATTAATATTATCGTAACTGCTAAAGCATTAGCAGATTCGTCTGACTATGGATTTAGCTTAAGTAAATCTGTTGAAGGCAGACTTCAAGAAGGTTTACTTGAAATTTATAAATGGTTTGGCACTGGTACTGATTCCAATCCGAATGGTGGACTTCCTGGTAAATTCGGTGTAATTAGACGTGCTAATATGGCTAAGACTACTGACTATGCTACCCGTCTAGTAATGTCTGCACCTAAATTGGATGTAGAGAATATGAATGAAATTAGAGCTGACTTTGATTATAGTGTAATCCCTATGACATCATTAGCTGCTAACTTCTTCCCATTTGTAATATTCCATATGAGACGTTTCTTTGAAAATGAATTCATTGGTAATACCCGACATCCAATTGTTAATCCAGATGGCTCTCAAGGATTTGCTGAAATTAATGATTACCAACTTCAATTCTCTGATGATAGATTGAAGAAAGAATTAGATAGATTTATCCATGGTTACTCTGATAGATTTAGACCTGTAGAAGTGGAATATCGTGATGGTAAAACTACTAAACTTGCAGCTTTAGCATTCAGAGGATTCACTGGTAAACAAGAAGACGGTAAATTTGATATCAATAAAACGCCGCTTAAACGTAAGTTGACTTGGTGTGATATAATTTATCAAGCTTGCGAAGAAGCTATTAAAGGTAAGATGGTACTAATCACTCGTTATCCAATTGATACATTCTATAATGAATTTGGTACAATGATTAGAGTGTCGTCTACAAATGAAACTGAACCTATGACTTTAGATGGAGTTTTCTATCCATATTATCCTAAGATTAGACCTGAAGATATTGGTAAAGATACATCTAGCTCATTTATTGATACTCTGAATATCTGTAATGGGTACTTAGACAGCATTGGTGGTGACTATGATGGTGATATGGCTACCATTAAAGGCATCTATACTGATGAAGCTAATGAAGAGCTTAAAAAGCAATTGAATAGTAATATTCACTTTATCAACTTAGGTGGTACTCCTGTAATATCCACTTCCAAAGAATCCATTCAGGCTATATTTGCTATGACATTAACCATGCCAGAAACTAAATTAGACCCTGTGAAATTTTAATAAAAGAAATCCCCTATGGAGTTCAACTCCATAGGGGTATTATTTCTTAGAATCTAATTACGTTCGTATAATTTACAGTATCTTTATCAAACTTAGTTATACCAATAGATTCCAATGGGAAATTCTTAAGATTATCATTAATGATATCATTATAATCTACGAATTTTAGAATCCATTTAGGAACTTCTGCATCAATTGGAATAGAGATACTAGTAATTTCACCTTTATAATCAGTTTCATTTTCTTTTAAGAAATTATGAATCTTTTCATAAAGATCTGGTTCAGTGTCTTTAAGACTGATAATAGAATTCTCTGTAATATTTACTTTTACAATATCCACAGGATTTCTGATAGTTAAATCTATAGCTTCTGTACCTTTATCACGTAAAGCATTATATGCAATTGCGCCTTTAATGCCTTGAATACGCATTGGGTTATCGTAGTTGCTATAAGATTTGATTTGAGCTGGTTTATAATATTCTTTCTCACCATTTTCAATGGATTTACGAATATCATATTCAACTCGTGCTAAAGATTGAATTACATCAAGTTGATCTACAGTTTCTGCGTTAAGAACTTTCTTAAATAGGATATCTTTAAGTTCATTACGCGTCTTTTCTTTCAACGTAGATTTATTGATAGGTAACCCTTTAACGTCAAGCATTTTACCAGCTGGAACTAGATTACCTTCTTGAAGTTCTTGTTTAGATGCATAGTTTTTCTTACCACCAGTCAATAATGCACGGCCAAATAAGAATTCATTCTTCATTGCAATCAAACAAGGTTTATAATCGCTCTTAGTATTATAATTTTCTGCAACTAAGTCAAAGTGTTCACGTAATAAACGCCCAGCAATATAAGATAAGATATTAATAATACTAAATCTTAATGGTTCTTTATTACTTGCTACAGAAACATCAATCATCTTAGTTTCAATTTGTTTAGTTTCAAAATTATAAATTCTATCTTCTTCCATTTGAGGTTCAGTCTCTGGAAGATTCATTAATTTAATTTCACTTTTATATTTAGAATCACCCAATATATCTTTAAGTACGAATGTATACCAACTATTAAAGCATGGCATTGTGGAATCTGTATCGGTGATAATACTAATATCACGTTTCATAGTAGCAGAACGATCAATCTTATCCACTACAATATAACGCATATAACACCATTCTTTAAGAACGTCAAACATGTGATCTAAATTGTCCTTAATATTTTCTGGTGGCTCATTTGGATCTACAAATGTATCTTCTAATTTAGATAAAGTCATTGCAATATAATTCTTCATATAAGAATTATCACAGAACTGTAAAGCATTATTTTTATAGAAGAGTTTATTCAAAGTCTCTTGAGATTGATTCAACAATAAATCCCAAATAATTTCCATTTCTTCTCTTAAATCACCAAAGTAGTTTCTATCAAATGTATCCATAATTTTATAGAATACATCATCAATTTCTACAGGTTGATCTAATACTAATTCAGATGGAAATATAGATGCTTCTCTCGATACACGATCAATAAATGTAATTGCTTCATTAATTGAATGGAACTTTACGTTATTTGTAAAGAATGATTCAAAGAATGTAATTGCATGACTAATTAATGCACGACCAGTTCTAGTAATACCAGTTGCAATATATAGATTATACAATGCACTACTGTAGTTACCAATTACGCCGTATAACGCATTATTATCACGCTTAGCTAGTAATTGAAGCATATTATACTTATTAAACTTTTCAGAACCCTTCTCATATTTAAACATTTCTTTTTTAAACTTAGAACGGTTATCTGTAAATGATGTAATAAGCTTATACATCGGAGTTAATTCTTTTTCATATTGTTTGAATAAACAACCATTTGCTACCATAATAGGAGATTTATTGATAATATAGTTACTCATTTGAGCCACATCTGTTTCAACAAACTCCTCGGTATAGTTATTATTTAAAGTACAGTCTTTCTTAGTATATCGTTTATCAACGATCATATCTAAAGCTGTTAAAATTTCATCTTCACTTAATGTAGGAAATACTTTACTTAGGTTTCTTTTTGCAATTTCTTTATAATATTCAATTGCTTTAACTTCACTATTCATATTATTTTCCTCCAAATTAAATACAATTTATTGTTTCCGATGTGGTCTTTTTTAACCTTTAGCCTCTAAATAGCCACTTATACAAACAACATTAAGTTAATAAAACGTATATTTCGTTTTTAAATATATTTAAAAAATAATCTCTAAGGAGGACGAAAACATGTTTTTCAATCCAGACAAAAAAGACCAAATTCTAGAACAAGAATTGGCTAATCCTAATGCATATACTGATGCATTAATTTGCGCTGAGGCTTCCCGTCTTTCCCAAGATGAACGTGTTGCATTCGCTGAATCTGAAGAAGCACAAGCTCTTTTGGAAAAACAAATGATCTCTCGCCGTACTTTGGTACGTTTAAGCAAAAAAGACGACTTGGCTCGCCGTGTAAAAATGGCTGCATTCCAAGTTGCAAAAGAAAAGAAAGATCCATTGTGGACTAAATTGGTTAAAAACCGCGTTATTGAACGTGCTTTGATTAAAAAGATCGTTCAAAAATACAGCAACATGGCTGTTCGTGTAGCTAAAGCTGGTCAACGTGATTACCTTAAAGCTGCACAAGGTTCTAAACATTTGCCTAAAAAATAATAAAAAATTAAACTTCGCATAGGGTCTTAAAGATCCTATGCGGGTTTATTTTGTTACAGTCATTTTTACATTTGAATATATATTATACTTGTGAGTAATAGTATTTAATATTAAAGTTTTTAAAACGAAAGGAGAAAGACCAGTGTTTGATAATATAACAAACTATCAAAATTATTGGATCTATTCTGATTTTATTAAAAACAAAGGAGAATTTTTAGTAGATGTAAACAAAGATATTTGTAAGGAAAACTGGTCAAATCACTTTCAAGCTATTCATGATATCTTAAAGGACGGAATAGATGATCCTGACTTGGCTAAATCTAAATTAACTTTGATTATTTGTGGTCATGAGTTAAAGATGACTATTCATGATTATTGGTTGAATCTAATTCTTTGGTCTCTTATTATTAAGGCTGGAGATTTAGTAGAACCAAAACATATCTTCTTAGCAAAAGAAATAACTGCTAAGTCTATAAAGAAATATATTGATGACTTCTTTATCAGTAATCATGTAACTGATATTCCATTTATCGTTAAGAATAATATGATTGCTGATAGTCTTTATTATATTAGTAAGGTTGATGAATTCGCGGCATTATTTGCTAATAGTATCAACTTACAAGATGATGTATTGATGATGGATGCATTGCCTGAATATTATAATTTATTGCATCCAGATATGTCTAATGTAGATATTGCTAAAGCTAATGATTTTGGTATGGATAATATCAGAAAAATGCGTGAAGCAGTATTAAACTCTAAAAAGCTTATTGGATATGACCATATCTATACTAATGCATTTAGAGCTAATGAGTCTATTAATACTAAACAGCTTAGAGAATATGCTGTATCCATTGGTACTAAACCAGATGGTAATGGTGGCGTATTCCCTCATATTATTGCTAATAGTTTTATCAACGGTGGTGTTAATGATTTGGTCGATTATTTCATCGAATCATCTGCTGGTCGTACAGCACAAATCATTTCAAAGATTAATGTAGGTTCCTCAGGTGCGGTGGCCCGTAAAGTAGGTCTAAACAACCAAGGAACTAAACTTAATCCAGATCCAAACTATAAATGCACATCTAGAAACTTCGTTAAGTATGAAGTTAAAGATGCTAAAGTATTAGAATTATTGGCATCTAAATATTATCGTCTAGAAGAAGACGGTTTTGATTTAGGTCCAATTAAAGAAACTGATACTCATTTAATTGGTAAAACAATTTATACAAGAAGTCCAATGACTTGTCAATCTAAAGCAGAAGGGCATGGCATTTGTAGATATTGTTATGGTGATCTTTATTTCATCAACCAAGATATCGATCCAGGTAAACGTCCAGGTGAAGAATTAACTTCCAATACGACTCAACGACAATTGTCAGCTAAGCACGTAATGGCAACAGAAATTCCTGACTTAGAGTTACCTATACAATTCGTAGATAACTTTGTTAAGAATAAAGAAACTATAACTCTCGTAGAGGATAAGAATTATAAAGACATCTATTTAGTATTCAATCAAGAAGAAATCTTTAAGGAAAATGAAGATGATGTTGATGATAGTACGGATGATATGTTAGAATATAACGATTATGTAAGTGCAATCAATATCATCGATCACGATACTCCATATAAGATTGAAATTGATAAGATTGATAAATTCTATCTATCTAAAGAGTTAACTAAATTTATCAAACGTAAACGATATCAAACAGATGAAGGTGAAGTTATTATTCCAATGACTGCATTAGCATCTGTAGAAGATTTGGTATTATTCTATACTCCTATTATAAATAATGAGTTTTCTAAAACTCTAAGTAGGATTAAAGATATAATGGATAAGTCTGATGTGACAGCATCGTTTAACAAAGACACAATTGCACAAGCTTTAATGGAAGCATTAATTGATGGTGGTATTTCCATGCAGGCAACTCATATTGAAGTATTATTATCTAATCAAATTAGAAATGCTTATAATATTTATGATATGCCTAACTGGAATAATAAATCTGAACCATATCAAATTCTTACATTAAGCAAGGCATTAGCTGAAAATCCATCTATTACTAAGACATTAGACTTCCAAAACTTAGGACGTATCTTGAAGAGTCCATCTTCTTTCGAGAAACATGCAACTTCTACGATAGATTATTTCTTCCAAGAACAACCTCAAAAGTTTATGAATTCACCTGACTTAGTAAGAGAATCAAATGCCGAAGTCAATACTACATTGACACGCGCTTTGATCAATGATGAGTTCAAAGGGGATATTTAATATGAAAAACATCGATTACAATATTTTATCTAATAGTTTGGCAATAGCACATCATCGAAATAAATTTATAGATGGTGTAGAGTATTTATTTGCCAATACCTATTTCAATAATATTGAGAAAGATGGAGAAATAAAGTCCGAGCGAGAACTCGGGTTTTTAACTAAAAAACAAAAACTTGATGCACCTATTAAGATTGATACTACTATATCTTTTGAGTTGTATTCTATCTTAAAAAATGCAGATGACGTTTACTATTCTTATATATTTATCGATAAAGAAGCTTATAGTAGAATTAGAACTGAGTTATTTGCAGTACTTGGTGAAATTAAAGCTTCTAAAGAATTTGAGCATGGTATCGTAGTTCATAAAGTTACATATAAAAAATTAGGATTTGCACTTAGTAGAATGAATGCTATTAGAGTTAAAATCCGAGCTATGAAAAATATATTAAAGTAAGTTAATAGAGAAGGGCATTACTACCCTTCTCTTCTTCTTTAATTTTTTGTTGAAGAAGGTTAATATAAAATGGAAGCAATTGAACTTATAAAATTATATAATAAATTATTAGAATATATTAGATGTATTAATATAGAAAACAAGAGAGAAATAGAATACAATACTCAAACTGTTGTATATTTTAATGGCGAACCTGTTGTTTTTGATAAATTATTTAATATCCATACTATAGGGTTGATTAATAATTTTGATAAAAATTATGAAAGACTTTGTAATAAAGAAGATTTAAATAATTTTATGAAGGATTTAGAATATATGATTGGCAAAATATATTCAATTGCAGCAATTACATTTAGTAAAAATCTAACAAATTGCCATGTTATGCTTGAATATATTTATCGTAATATTGAAGGATTTGCTAAATGTCTAAATTCGGAGATTAAGTTTGATGAATAAATTAGTTTTAAGAAATTCCTCTATAGTTATTAATGATTACAATCTTGGAGATATACCTAGATTAGAATCATACTTTACTATATTCGATAGAATAACTTATACTAAATCATATAAAGGAATGATGTATGATGAAGTAAATAGACGGCTATTTCTTCCTAGAGGATTAGATATATACTTCATAAAGAAGTTTGTTGAATCTGAACCTGTAAGAGAATATAATAGCGATCCATTCTTTCCGACTTCTGAAATCCTTATTAAGTATTTACCTAGAGATGATGTGCAAAAAGAAGCATTAGCTTTTATTCTAGGTAAAGGTGAATATTATTCAAATCAAAATGCCACTCAGCTTTCAGTAAATCTACCAACTGGTAAAGGTAAGACATATGTAACTATTGCAGCTTTAACTTATTGGAGAGCTAGAACTATAGTTATTGCATCTACAACTGGTTGGCTAGATCAATGGAAGAACTGTGTAGGCGAATATACTAATATAGATGAAAATCGTGAAGTATTAGTTCTAAATGGTTCTGTAGCTATCCATAAAGTACTAAATGGGATTACTGATGTAACTAAATATAAGGTATTCTTAGTTACCCATTCTACATTACAAAGCTTTGGTAATACTAATGGCTGGCATACTATAGGTGAACTTTTCAAGAAACTTCAAGTTCAACTTAAAGTTTATGATGAAGCTCATCTTAACTTTGATAATATCTGCTATGTAGATTATTCTACCAATACTAGGAAGACGTTATATTTAACGGCTACGCCTGGTAGATCTGATGAAACTGAAAACTTTATCTATAAATTATATTTCAAGAATATTCCTGCAATAAATTTATTTGATGAAGATTCAGATCCTCATACTAGATATACTGCATTAAGATTCAATAGTAGACCAACTCCTCAAGATATGAGGGAATGCTCTAATCAAGCATATGGCCTAAATAGAAATGCTTATGTAAATCATATCGTATGTAATAACTCATTCTATGATATGATGTATATAGTAATGGATAAGGTTATTAAGATTGATGGTAAAGTATTAATCTATATAGCAACCAACTCTGCTATAGATATAGTGAAAGCATGGATAGAAGAGAACTATCCTGAGTTTAAAGATAATATCGGAGTATATACAAGTCTTACCCCTAAAGATATTAAACATGAACAGCTTTATAAGAAACTAATATTATCTACAACTAAATCAGCTGGAGCAGCTCTAGACATTAGAGACCTCAAAGCTACAATAGTTTTAGCGGAACCATTTAAGTCTGAAATATTAGCAAAGCAAGTTCTTGGTAGAACACGTAATGATAATACTGATTGTATCGAAGTTGTAGATGATGGATTTAGACAGATATCCAGATTCTACAATGCTAAGAAACCAATCTTTAATAAATATGCCACCGAATGTAGAGAGATAAAGATTCCTTTCCAAACTCTACAAGATAAAGCTGATGAATTATATAAAGTTCGTGAAAATGTTAAATGGCAATACGATCAAGGATTTGGTATGATTTCCTATGATCCTAATTTCAATAAATCTGACTTTCAAAAAGATGAATGATGATATATTATAATTATGATTAATAGAGTGGCTCAACTTAAGAATAAATAATACTGTAATAGCGATGAGATGTGTTTTTCTTCTTTCACTCTATTAATCATTTTTATATTATTTTTATTGCATAGTATTTCATAAGGAGGAATACGTATTATGGCAAGTATCATTGAAAGACCAACAGTCTTTAAAAGTCCAGCAGACATTATTGAAAGGGAAATCGGATTAGAAAATGTAACTGGAAAATTCTTAAACGATTTCCAAAATAAATTTTTAAGAGCAGATATTGGAGATGTAATTGAAATGGCGCCAGAAGAAGAAATTGGTGCAGAAACTATCGAAGATCCAAAACCTGCATTCTTAACTCCAAATCCTACAGGGGATCTATTCTCTGTAAACTTTAGTTCTGTAGTAGCTCAACCTAATATCGAAACACCTGAATCTCCAGTAAAATTTACTGTACAATCTGAACCAGAAAATGGCGAACGTAAAGTAAAAGTGGAAATTCCAGATGTAGAATGGGTTTTGAATAACTATGTAGATTATGATTCTTTCAATAAAATTAAAGAATCTAATGCAGAATTAGTTCTTAAAGCGGTACGAACTTTAAATGCTAAGATTGTATCTGATAAAAAGAATGCATTAGCATTTGAAAACTTTGTAAACAAATTCAACCCAGGTGCAGAACCTGAAAAGATGCTTCGTTATGAATTGATTCGTAAAGAAGCTGGTAAAGATTTGATGGTACGTTTAAATTATGTGGATAAAGAAAACAAACGTCGCTATGAAGTCGACATTTATCCAGAAATTAATAAATTGGATTTACATGAACGTACTATGAAGTAAGTTATATTTCCCATAGGAGTTAACTCCTATGGGATTTATTTTTTTAAGTTTCATTTCACATTTTGATACTTATATTATAGGAGGTAATTAAAATGGAACGAAAAATTGAAGACATTATTTTGGACGAAATTAATGAAGTATTACAACATTTCTTAATGCATGCAGAAGTAGAATCAGTAGATGGTAAAACTCCAGTCACATATCGCTATGATGTACCTGTAGAATTAGAGCAATATTGTGATTCTAAAGATATTATCGAACGTGCAATTGATTCAGTTAAGATGAATATTGAAGACTCTTGTAAAAAGGTAGCTGATAGATTTGAATTAACAGGTGTAGAAATAGATTCTAACTACTATCCAAATGGTGCTGAAATTAAAATCGATATCACCGGCAATATTAAAGAATAATTAAGATTTCAGGAGTGGTAAAGTGGCTAGCTTCGATATTTATACTAAAGCTGTAGAGCAAGTCTTCGAGTTAGATTATAGACTTACTCTAAAAATCGAAGTACTTTTCAATGAAACACGAAAACGAAAAATTGGTGAAGAAATTAAGGAAAATTTTCATAATGAGTTTATTATAGGTGGATCTAATATAACAACCAATCTTAAATATAGATATCGTTTGGTACTATCCCCTAAAGGAGATAGAGAGAATATCTTATATATAGATTGGGATAATTATGATGATCTATTTATGGCTATAGAAAGATCTATTGCTATCTGTGATCCAGATAATCCTAATACTCCATTCCAGAGAATTATAGATGATACTGGAGAAATTATAGATATCAGATGTGACAGTCTTAAAGTTAAATATCAGAAAGTTATTGATAGATGGAAGAATACATTAGATATGATTCCATTTGTTTTAATTGATAATTCAACTGGTAATATAACTGAGGCTATTAGATTTAGATTTAGTGCAGACTCTTGTTATGATATTCCAATATCGCGTATTAGAGGATTACGTAGATTCCTAATGACTTACAATCCAGTATTACATGCTGGTGCTATTGCAAGATATATGGCATCTACACCTCTACTTGGAAGCAACCGTACAAGTATGGTTAGATAGGAGATTTTATGGACGAGAAAGTTTCTTTAGTTAAAGAAAAGATAAATATTTTTATTGCTAAATTATTTTCTTATCTACCATATGGTGGATTCTATACTGATAGCAAGTTCGACGAAATAACTAGAGAATTAACTATTACTGCAAAACATACTCCACGCAAGCTAGAAGGTAAACCTATTAGATATGATGTCGTGCCTTTTATAATCGGCACATTTACCAACATATTAATTGATAGCTTAAAAGAAAATGAGTATGTAATTAATGACCCAGAACCAGTAATTGATGGTAAATTAAATATAGATGGAACTACCGATATTACAGTCAAATGTAGGATAAAATAATGGATAAAGTAAAATTAGCTTATTTACAATTACAAGAAGTTAAGAAGGCTAGGCCATCATATATCGCCTATAGTAATGGAAAGATTTGTGCATCATTTTCTACGGAAGATCAAGTGAGAATCTTTGAGAATAAGCTGAAGAAATGCATGCTAAACAGATAATGGTTTAGTGAAAACAAAGTTCCCATAGGAGTTGAACTCCTATGGGTCTTTTATTTTTTTTATACTGTATACATTATTGGTTGATTTGTATTTGCTGGGTTAACATAGTTATCTCTTAAGAATTCTACAATATCAGTTCTTCTTGAAGCCTGAGCTTCTAATGTAGATAATTTTAAATCGATATTAGCAAATACTGTTTCAATTCCATCATAGTGTTTTAAGTGTTCATATAAGAATACAGCGACATCAGCTTGAGCTAGCTGTTCAAATGTTTCCATTTTGGTTGGTTCGATAGTCATAAGATTATCTGGGTGTTTTACAAATACACCAATGGTTACATTTTGCATTAGATTATTAGTATTGCCACCTAAAGCCATTTGGAGTTTAACCATATTAGGAGGAATGAAATCTAAGTAAATGCCGCTATTAAATAATGAAGATACATCTGCATAGCTTTGGGCTAGCATCATGCTATCACCATTCATAGATCTAGCTAATACATTATAGATGCCATAGCCAGAATATTGTTGGAGACCGGCACGTTCATTATCAATATCACTCCAAAGAATATCTTTAACGCCTAGTATCTCATAATTATCTGGAATATGACGATCTAATAGATAGTATCCATCTTTCATATCTTCTTTAGTTAATTGAACTTTAACCATATGAGGAAAGAATCGACTAAATGTGGTCAATGTATCAGGTTTAATAACTGAGTCAGCCCAATTTTTCTTCTGTAATTGTTCAGGTAAGTTCAAAGGAGCTGTACCTAAACGTCTTTCTATTTTATTTACGACATCTGTCATTCTATTATACATATATTGTCATAGCTCCTTTTTAAAAAGCACATTTTAATGATATACTATAATGTTGAAGGAGGCCTGTATAAATGAATAAGTTTGATATAATTGAATTGGGACAACAAACAATGCAATTTACATATGATACTTTCAATGGTAAAGTTAATCATATTGATCCATATACAAAATTGATTTTTGTTTCTGGATATTTAGAGAAGATGAGTAATATAGCTCGGACTTCTCCATATGGATACATCTATGTGAGTTTAGATGCATTTTATGATACAGTTACAACTCACCCATATCATACAACTGATGCAATCAGAAATCTTGCTATGGAAATTATCATTCATGAGCTAACTCATGTAGATCAACTTATTGATCTAAAGCATATTAAATACAATATTGAATATCGTCAAAGTATCGAAGAGCAATGCGTTAAGAAATCTTGTGAATATATTTTAGATAATATTGGATTCATCCAAAGTGTTGGATTACCAGTATTTAGAGAAATGTATGAACCAAGATATGAAGCTCTAAAGAATGTAATTTATTTCCAAAAATACCCAGAGCTTGTAGCTATGGTTAAATTGGAATCTATTATTGGTCCATCTTTTAAGCTATACGTTAAAGGTGATGTCTTCTTAGACTTTACAGATAAGCTAGGAAATAATCATAGAATTATGGTAGCCAAAGATCGACAATATATCAATTCTCAAGCATTGAATGATATTTGTGAATTCTTATTTATCAATAAGAACTTCAATATTGAATTAAAATCTACTGAAGATGAAAATCTAAAGAATACTTTAGAAATAAAAATCACCCAAGGAGTTTAACTCCTTGGGTTGTATTTATTTTTTTTTGATTAATATTGTTTCTTAGCCCATTCCATGATTTCGTCTTTGATATATTTTTCAGGAGACATAATCAAGGAAGCACCAGATTCATCAAATAATTGTACATTACCGTTTTCAAGAACTTGCATATTACGTTTACCAAATTCCATTACATCAGAAATCATATCTACGTTTGCAGATTCAGATTGGATATAACTAATAACTGCAGGATTATTGATAGGAATGATACGGCCAGCATAAGATTCTTTAACTACAATTTCATTTGTATTAGCTAGATCACCAGCAGATTCATTGAGAAGTTTAGTAGTATATGCACGTTTATGAGATGGGTAAATTACGCGGTCCCAAGTAATAACTTTTAAGTTTCTTACATAGGATTTACCACTCATAGACTCAAGATTACCAAGGGCACGAAGACTGAAACTTGGAAGTTCACCATCTAGGAGATCTTCATTAAAGTTACGGCCATATTCAGTATTAGTACCAGTAAACTTAGCTAATACATCAGTGCCTTCCATCCAGATGTCTAAGTATTTAACACATACTAGACGTGGATCGATTGTAGATTGACGTTGAACACTGGATTCCATTGGGTGACCATCTTCACCCTTCATATTACCGCTTCTAAGTAGTTCTTTTGTACGTTCACATGCAATTTGAGCTTTCATATCATTAGTAGCATAAGAACGACGATTACGATTTACAGTATCTGTATCTTGAAGGATACCTTGTGCAATAGGTTTGTTGTTAATATTTTCAACAATCTTTGTTTCTCCAACGGTCATTGGAGCTTCATGTATAATAAATGGGATGCACTTTTCCATTATAGACCTCCATTTAATCTCTAAATATTTATTATTACTTATGTTGACAGGATAAGTTATATCTGGGTTTATTTATTTAAAGTATTCAATATAATACTGGAACTTTATAATAATAACTGACCATAAATAGGTGAAAAAGGAGATTTAAATACAATGCTAACGAATATACGTAAACGGCAATATGAGTTGAACGCATCATACAAGTCTAATGGCTCGTTTGCCAGACTGTATGATATGGTTTATGAAACTCATGATATGAATAAAGCAGATATGCTTTTCAAAAATATTCTTGAAGTGGACTCTAATCATGATATGGCAATAATGAAATCGTTGGATCTCCTAGTTGAGTTGTACAACCATGTACCACCTGCAGAGGTCAACCGTGAACGGCAAAAAGTATTAGAGTCTATTACTAAAGTAAGAGATGCATCTCAATTCAAAGCATATCTTCAAAGAAAGATGGCTCTCCATAAAGGCCGTCTTAAAAATAAAATCAATAAGAAGATAAGTGATGCTTCTGAAAAGATTAAAGACTTAACTGATAAAGCGGCCAATGGAGTTAAAGATGCTTTAGGTGCTAATGCTCCATCTGAAGATCAAGCGGCAACTGCTCAAATGGAAACTTTAAATATGGCTCTCGAATTAGCATGTGAAGTTGCTACTTATGACCGCATCATTTTCAATTATGAAAAGATCAGTAAGCGTTTTGATTTAGATAAAATTGTACTTGAAAATGTATTGACTGCAGATGATGCTAAAGTTAATGCAATTAAAGTTGCAAAATTAATCGATACCTACAATATGAGAGATATCCAAAAGTTCAAGATTGCAACTGAAGAATATCTTTACGTATTAACTAAGAATGGTTGTAAATATGAAATTGGTTCTGTAGTTGAAGCCATGAAAGATTACTTCTTAATCAATTCTAGCGATCCAACTGCATTTACTGCTGTATTAGAAAGCACTCTAGAAGAATTATCTAAATATAATCCTCTTTCTAATAGTGATATTGGTAAGATTGTAAAAAGTACAATCATTGAAGCTGATCCTAAAGAGGTTATTGATTTAGGTAGCAAGAAAGTAGATTTATATATTGGCCAATTTAGATTCGATAAAGGTCTTGATTGCTTTAAACTACTATTAAAGAATATTTATAATGATCTAGGACTAGATATATACATCGACTCTATTGAAAATATCATTCTTACTCTAAAATCTATCAATGCTGACTTAACTGAATATGCTAATATTCTAGTTGACTTTAATAATAAAGTATTGGAAGAAAAAAGTAAAGATAAGTTAAGTAAACTTATCTTAATTGCTTCTTTATATGCTAAATATAAAGAAGATCTAAATATGGATAATGATGAAGTATTAGCTGCTAAATTTGATGACTTCATTTCTACTGTAGAATCCATTAGTACTGATACTACAAAAGATAAAGAAATTAATGTAGATGCACTATCTGAAAAATTAGATATCATGAATTCTGCAATGGAAAATATCTATAAACGTAATCTAATTGAATGCGTAGAAGATTCTATTGATAGATATGATACTCAAACTATCGTAAATATTGCGAATATAGCTAAACATAATCCTTCTCTTTTAGATCCAGAAGAATTATCCGCTGTATTTAAACGTCATCTAAAAGATTGCCGTTCTATTAAACATAAAACAGCTGATGATTATGTAAGAATCGATAATCTAAAAGATAAAGCTGAAGCATTACAGCAATACAGAGATAATGTAGAAGATTGCTCTATTATTGATCATAATAATGCTAATATTGATGAAGCTATTGCTCATCTTAAAGTACTAGAAGGATATAGCAACTGCATCTATGATTTTGCTAAATATCCTACAGTGGTAAATGAAATGGATATCATTAATACTATTAAAGTTGCATCTCAAAAGATCAAATCTAAGATTGGTGAATTAGATGACAGCGTTGTCAATATTAGCCGTCAATTTGATGCTCAAATGGATCAACTAAAACGTATTATTGATAATAAAGAATTTGAATCTGAAAACAGAGAAGCAGTTATTGCTGGTAATATTCTCCCTAAGGCTAGCCGTATTGTTAAATTAGCCATTAGTAGTGGGATTGCTGCATTAATTAATCCTGCATTATCTGTTGTTGTTATCTTAGGCTATCTAGGCATGTCTATGAAAGCTCAATCCAAGGAACGTAGAAAAGTTCTTGAAGAAATTGATATTGAATTGGAAATGACTAAACGATATCTTAAGAAAGCCGAAGATGATAATCAATTAGAAAAGCAACGTGAGTTGCTAAAGATTAAGAAACGCCTTGAAGGTCAAAGAGCTAGACTTGCTTATAATATGACTTTCAAACATGGTGAACACGTCTCTGGTAATAGTAACCGTGATGATGATTAATAAGGAGATAATATAGATGAATTTTTCTGAATATGTAGATTCTCTTTTAACATCTGCGGTATTTACTGAAGCAGATGATGATAAAGATAAAAAAAAGAAAAAAGATGACAAAAAGGAAGAGGAGGAAACTCCTCCTCCAGTTGTCGTAGATAATCCATTAGATTCCGACGCAGATCCTGATGATCAACCAGAAGATTTGACTGATGGTGATCCTGATGCAGATGGTGATGGGGTCGATGATGATAATGAACCAGAAGATCTAGGGGAAGATGATCCTAATGGCGATAATGAACCTGAAGACTTATCTGATGGTGAGCCAGATGAAGACGAAGATATTCCTTTAGACGATAATGATGATACTATACCTGATAATTTAGAATCTAGTGATGAACCAGATGATCTAGAAGATGGTGCCCCTTCAGACGATATTGATGGTGATGATACATCTAATACTGATGATGTAGATGAGCCAGATGACTTATCTGATGAAGGCGGAGACGATAACAATGACCCAGATAATACCGATTCTAGTGATGAACCAGATGATCTATCTGATGATAGTGAACCTGACGATTTAGAATCAGGGGATGATTCTGGCGATATGGAACCTGATGATTTATCAGATGATGGATCTGATGGTGGTGATGATACAGATTCTTTAGACAGTGGGGATGGAGATTCCTCTGACTCTACTGACGGAGATACAGGCAATTCTTCTGATCCATTACAAGGATTAGAAAATGAGATTTATGATGATTTGACAGAAGAACAGAAAGCTATAAGAAATAAAGAATTAAAGGATAAGTTTGCTGAACTCTATAATCTAATTAAATCTTTTAAACAAAAAGTCGAGTATATTAAGAAGAATAATGATAATATGCAAGTTATCAGCAGAGTGTCTAATGCTTTAGATAAACTAGCAGATATGACTCTACATTATATCACTAAAACTTATCATACTAAGACATATATCGAAAATAAATCTGACTTTTACTATGCGCTTTGGTGTTTAGATCGAATTGTAGTTCTAATTGAGTCTATAGCACCAGAAGAACCTATTAAAAAGTAAATGGTATAGAATTATGCGATATAACAATATAGTAAATATTTTGGTGTCCCTATAGATACCTAATATAATAAAAATAAATTGTACATCCCGAAAGGAGAAAATGATTATGCCAGTTGTAGGTGAATCTCGCGCTGACGTAGTTATGGGTCGTGGTTATGTGACTCCTGCTACTCGCCAATACGCTACAGCTATTCGTGAAATGGCTGAAGATATTCAGCACGAATCTGGTTCCGAATTCTTTACAGACATGCGTCGTATTATGATGGATCCAACTTGTGTTGAAACTGTTAAAAATTTCTTTACTGAAAATTCCGCTGATGCTGAAGAATATACAGCATTAGGTAATCCAGATGGTTATGCTGACCATATGGCAATGATGGAAGCTCAATTCGACAATGACCGCAATGCGTTCTTGGAATCCTCTGCTTTGTCTGCATACAATCCAGTTATGGGTCTTGTATTCCCATTGCACAAAAACTTGTTGATGAACAACGTCTTCGATAAAGGCGCTATCAACAAAGCAGTTGCTAAAACTCCTAAGTTCACACTTACAATGAAAATTCGTAAGTTAGTTACTCCAGAAGGTCGCGAAATCGACATGTTCACTCAACAAAATGAAATGTTTGATGCGATCCAATCTGCAGCTCCTACTAAAAACGTAGTAGTTGGTTTGCCATTGAACCCTGGTGATGACTCCAAACAAACTGAAATTCGTAAAGCAGTATTCGGTGCTTCTGGTCTTGTACCAAACATTGATAACTTCTCTATCGAATCTGCAGTAACTCATGTAATCGTATCTGCTATTCCTAAAGCTGGTATGATGAAAGAAGATACAGCAACTCATCAATTGAAACCAGTTGAACAAACTGAAATCACTGCTGGTGCTGCAATTGAAGTAGCTCTTCCTATTCAAGAATGCCGCTTCGACCCAAGTTATGGCGAAATTGATCGTCAAATGATGACTCGTTTCTCTGTTACTTATGAAGCATCTGCAGGCACTCCTAAAACTTTGGAAGGCATTTTATCTGGTTTCATGAAAGACAATAAATTCATGCTTTACTGCTCTGATACAACTGTAACTAAAGTTGTATTGTCTGTACGTCGTGATACTTCCTCTGCAATGCTTAATACTTGCTCTGTACGTTGGGATTCTCAAACAAACATCGTGGAAATTCCTGATGCATTCCCAATCAATACACCAATCAGCCCTGAAGAAGTAAAAGATATTCAAGCTCTTTATAACGAAGATCAATTGACTAATATCCTTTCCTTGTTCAAAACAGCTTTAGGCACATGGAAAGATGATAAAATTCATAAAGAATTAGATAACGACTTCAAAACTATGCCTATGGCTAATAAAATTGCTGAAGTATTTGACTTCGCTCCACCAGAAGGCTATGCATTGGATCAAGTAGAATATCGTCACAAAACATTCATGGATGCTTTGGACAACTACGCTCAAACAATGATCCAAGTATTGAATGACCCTAACATCACTATCTCTGTAATTGGTAACCCTGCATTGATCCGTAAGATCACTCCTACCACTTACACTTACCAAGCTCCAAGTTCCATTGGTCCTGTTGAATTAGACTTCAACCGTACAGTTGTAACTAGCGACAAACGCGTTTACAACTTCGTTGCATCTGATAAACTTCGTAACAACCAAAACTTGATCATCTTGTTAAACCCTCGTAATAGCGATCGTGTAATCTATTGCATTTACGATTATCAATTGTACTTATCCAATGAAATTCGCAACGCACAAAACTATGCATTGCCAGCTGTTCATGCGTTCGAACGTTTCAAATTGGTAAGCTATCAACCAGTTCAAGGTCGTGTAAAAATCATTAACCCTACTGGTTTACGTACTCGTTATGAAAATACTGATCCTATCGGACGTAACCTCATGAACGATTACACTACTTACATTCCTGATACTATGACTTCTGCTGGTACAGCTGGTGGCTATCCAAATGCTTCTGTTTACACTAAAGTAAACGATGCTAAGAAAGACATCACAGCTCCAGAAAAAGTTGAATATGTAAAACCTTAATCTAATCTAGGAAATAAACGCCTAGGGTCATTATAGACCCTAGGCATTTCCTTGACTTTAAAGGAAAGGGGATTAGATATGAACAATTATGATTTTCATGATTGTATATCTATTATTGAACAACTCCGCACTAATCAAGATCCAGAACTATTAAGACAATTAGCTCATGAGCTAAATATGTTTTTCACTGGTTCTTCTTGTAATGTAGCGTTGTATACTCGTAATACAGATAAAGCTTTCTTCGGTATTTGCGTAATGCCTATCATTAAAGATAACGATATCTATGATATCATCTTAAGTGATCCATTTGCATATGATACTGATCATCAAGATAAATCTAAAATTACTAAGTATTATTTGGAATTAGATTCTAAGTTGTTTGATCCAGTCCTCAACTTATCTAATAGAGAAATCTTAGCTTTAATCCTACATGATGTAGGAGCATTAGTAAATTCATCTTCTGCTATAGATATTGCTAGAGCTGAAATTGATGTATACTTGGATAAAACTAATAGTACTATCCGTAGAGCTAGTACTATTAACTATGCAGTATTATTGACATTTGGCTTTAAAGATCTTATCTGGAAGATAACTTCAGTGATGTTCAAAGATCATAGTACGTTACTTGCTGATGATTTCCTCATTAGTTGTGGATTTGGCATGGATCTTGAAACTTCTATTAAGAAGCTTAAAGATTATGGATATATTAATTATCTAACTGGTGGTAAGAAAGATACATCTACTATTATTGCATGGTGTCTATCTGTGTATAATGATGTATTATCTAACCGTATTATTACAATCAAGGGATTACGTAAATCTTTAGAATATACTTCTATTAGATTAGTAAAACGTGAAATTGAACGTGTAATTACTGCTTTGAGTCGTATAGATGACAACTCATTATTAGAAGCAGGTCCTATTGACTGGGCTATGAAGAAATATAGGGACACATCGAAATCCTTCAGATATAGCGCAGTCAGAGATTATGAAAATGATCTCTATGAATACCAACTACGTTTACGTAACGTAGAAGATGAGAATGATGCATTGCTTATGCTTCATTCTATCAATACTCGTTTATCTATCATTGACGGTGTATTATCAGAAGATGACCTTGATGATAAACTACGTTCTAAATACTCTATTCTTTACAGCAAGTATGAAAAGCTTCGTGAAGAATTAGCACGTAAAGAAACTTTACGTTTTGACTATAATAGAATTTATATCAACTATCCAGATTTAAATCCTAAGAAAAAAAAATAATATAAGGCCCCATGGAGTTGAACTCCATGGGGATCTTTTTTATTTCCGGTATTCATATACCTTTTCTTGGATTCCGTCTTCCTTTACTTTGAAGACGTTGGCGGCTAAGTAGCCACCTTTTTCTATTTTGTTTATACATTCAGCCATTGATTTACACTGGAGCTTGGTCCCAGTATTTGTATAAACTATATACATTATACCTCCACATCCTCATATGGTAAGAATACATTCTTTTTATAAATAATTTTACTGATATCACTACTACGGATTGCATTTTTCTTAGCCCACTCCAAATCTTTAGTGATAGCCGTAATTCCTTTACTAATAGCTCCGATATATAAAACATCTCCTTCTGCTATCTCACCGTCAACACTGTCAATCAGTCCATATCCTTCATAACGTGTATAGTCAATACGAGGACGTAGATCTCTGATCCCATCTTTACCAAATTGTGCTACATACATTTTCATGATGATTTCCTCCTTTTAAATTAAATTTTTTTATTTCCATTTCTTAATATCATTGCAACCTTACGGTGTCTTCCGACACCACGATAGTATGCAATTAATGTATACAAATTGCTTGGAATTCCAAGAATTTCTTCTTGGATATGTCCATCATCATACTGAACCGTAATTTCAACGGCCCCATCCCATCTACCTTTCCAACTAATAATAGTACCGCAGTGGAAATCAGATTCAGTGTATAATCTACAAATCTCACTAATAAAACTTATAGTCCCATTACAGATATTTTCATCTGCTAATGGTAAGAATAACGGACACATTGAATCCTTTTCAATGCAGTTATATTTTAAATTTTCTATAACTTCTTTTTCGATTTTAGTTGTTGGTACGGCTACGTCATTAACAAATTTCATGATGAAATACCTCCTTAAATTAATATCATAAATAAATCTCATCATATATTCACAATAATAATATATTATCATATTAGTATACTTTTACAATCCTAGAATAACACGTTAGGATGTAATAAAATACTACTATCAATACATATTGATAATTATATTCTTATATTTAGGAGGATAAACAAATGGCTCTTGGACAAAGCGTTTTTAACCGAAATTCTTCCAATACTGGAAAGAAAACAATCAATGTTTACTCTAATTATCGTATGACTAACTCTAAAGATGTTGGTCAATATGGTGGATCTTCTATGAGCTTTGCTTTTTGGCAAGGTACTCTTAAATTATCCATTGCACCACTTAAAGTAGTTAGTGGTCAAGATTATCCTATGCCAGATCGTGAGCATGAAGTTAGTGCTTATTTGAAACATACTAAAGCTAGTATCTTGGCTAAAGAAATTCGTAAATTTATAGCTGGTGAAATTCAATCCACTGGTATCACTACAGGTGCACAAACATTCATTACTGTATCTGATGGTTCTGAATTTGGTTTGACTCAACCAGTTGTTTGTATCCGTAAATTGAATAAAGATCTATCTGTAGTAGAAGAAGAAATCTTATTCATTTGCCGTACAGATTTCCACTTTGCAGTTCATAACTTTGATGTAGAAAAATTTGATGGCGATAAAGACTTCGAATCTTATAAAAATATGGACTTAGAAGACTTAGCTATTGTCTTAGAAGAATATGCTAAATCTATGACTAATGCTCAAGCATATTCAGTTCATGAAACTGCTCAATATGTAAATAGCTCTACATTGGCTAACATTGAAGCAATTGCGGACAAACTTGGTGTAAGTACTGGTATGTCTGGTAATTCTAATTATGGTGGGTCTGAATCTAATAGTGGATTCAAACGTGCAAGTTTAGATGATATGTAATAAAATCAAAGAAGATAGGAACAAGTTTTCTATCTTCTTTTTTTGTCTTTATAGGAAGTTTATATGGCAAGTATAAGACCTATATTTGAATATGATTCCTTATTTGATACAGATAAATCTATTATCGATATCTTAAGGTCTCAATTTAAAAATTCAAAATACTTTATTCCAGGAATATTATATGAGGACCCTATAACGATCAGCTATCTATTAAGAGATAGAGAAGATCCAAATCCTTTATCTGTAGTCTTGGAAGATAAATATAAATCATCTGCGGATGATTTATTGAATGAAATTAAAGATAAGTACAAAGACTTACTTTATCTTAATATATACTATACCGATATACATAAACTCTATTCTAATATGCTATTAGTAGATGGCAATAGTTTTAGAGTTAATGTAATGGTAGATAATGAATATCAAGAAGCTATTATTAGAAGTACTTTAGAAGGAGCTAAGACTCCTTTAGGTATTTATAATAAAAGAAATGTAGATCTTGATTCATATGATGGGATATATTTAAAGTATCCTGAAAACTTATATAACTATGATCCTAAGCCTATTGGAAAGCATATATTTGTTTTACAATACGGCTTTAATGTCGACTATGATATGGATAAACGTATATATGCAGTTAAAGAGAAATATCATCAAGATTTTGATAATAATCTCTTTTATGTAAGTAATCCATATGTAGATTTAGCTGAAATAGAAAGGGATTAGAAATGGAAGTATTTTCTAATATTGTACCTCAAAAAGATTTACGTGAGCAGTCCATGAAAGCATTGGAAATCATTGCTGAATCCTTAGTAACATCTTTCGGACCATATGGTTCTGCTACTCAAATTAAAAAAGAAAATGTATTGCCTAAATTTACAAAAGATGGTCATACTATTCTTAAACATATCTTCTTCAATGGTATTATCGAAATGAGTATTCGAGAAGTACTTGAAGATCTAACAACTCATGTTGTTAAAGAAGTTGGCGATGGTACAACTAGTGCTATCTTATTATCTCAATTAGCATATAAACGCTTTGCTACTGGTCAAGAACCTAACTTGAGTGATGATGCATATAAAGCTAGCGTTTATAACTTCAAAATGCCTCCAGCTGAAATTGAATACATGATTAATCGTCTTGTAAAAGATGTATCTAATCGTATTCTTTCTCATGCTAAACAAATTGAAACTTATGAAGACATCAAAAAGATTGCTCTAATTTCTACAAATAATAATGAAGAAATGGCAGAATTGATTGCTGATGTTTATATGCAAAATGGTCAAGATGTATATATTGACGTTAAGCGTTCTAATGATTCTAAAGATTATGTAAAAATCTTTGATGGTATGACTCTTAATAGTGGCTATTCTGATAAAGTTTATGTAACTAATGAAGCAGAATCTACAGCAGAAGTAAACCATCCACGCATTTACTTCTTCGAAGATCCTATTGATACTCCAGAAATGATTGGTTTCTTAAGTGCAATTCTTTACCATAATATCTTTGAACCATTAAAAGCTAGAACTAAATTGATCCCTACTGTTATTCTTTGTCCTAAAGTTTCTGCTGATGTAGCTACAGTTATGGATCCATTGACTAAGACAATGATTAATGCTAAAGCTAGTGGTATTAATATTCCATTCTGCTTAGTATCTGATATTCATCAAGCTGAAATCATGATGGACTTGGCTAATCTTTGTGATGCTAAGACTATTCGCAAATATAGAAACTTAGAACAACAAGTGAAAGACCAAGAAAATGGTGATGCACCTACAGAAGAAACCATTCAAGAATGGTGTGGTTATGCAGATGCAGTAGTTGCTGGTTATAACAAAACTAAGGTAATCAATCCTAAGAATATGTATAAAGAAGGAACTACTGAATTCTCAGACTTCTATAAATCTATCTTGAATAACTTAGAAATGCAATTAGCTCAAGCTAAGCAAGATGGTAAAGATATGTCTGGTATTGGTAATCTTCGTCGTCGTGTTCATAGCATGAAAGCTAATATGGTAGACTTATATATTGGCGGTGCAACTCCAGAAGAACGCGATAATCGTTTTGATGCTGCTGAAGATGCTGTTCTTAACTGCATGTCTGCGGCTGAACATGGTTATGGTTGGGGTGCAAACGTCCAAGGTATATTAGCAATCAAAGAAGTATTATCTGATGAAAATACGACTGGTGATTATAAAACAATTGCTCAGTTATTCTATAATTCTTATTTAGATTTGATTTCTAAATTATATGGTAGTTCTTTAAATGAACTTCCTGAATGTATGGCTCAAGCTTCTGATGAAGTTAAAGCTATGGTGGAAGAAACAAACTCTAAAGGAATTCCAGTAAACTTACGTACTAAGCAAACTGACTCCTTGGTATTATCTTCTATCCGTTCTGATATCACTGTGTTAGAAATTGTGGGTAAAGTTGTAGGTATGTTAGTAACAACTAAACAATTCCTATGCCAAACTCCTGCCCATAATATCTATATAAAATAATTGTCCAGAGCAATCTTGTAAGAGTAGGCCATCAAAGGTCTACTCTGCAAGACCTCACTCTAAGGAGAATTAAATGGCTGCAAAATTACATTTAACTTTAGAAGAGTACGGAAGATCCCCTGCAGGTAAAGGTAATGTAATGGGATCTCAATTATTAGCAGAAAACTATAAGCAACGATTTGAAAAAGTTATGCTTAGAGTTAATGGTAAAATTGACCATAACTTTTACACAGATGGAGATAATTATTTCATTCTCCTAAGAGTACCATCTGAAGTGGTACCTAATTTTACATATGAAGTAGTGTTTAAGTTCATTCCTAAAAGTGGGGATGCTAAACATGCTAAAGATCTTAAAAATTATGAAGTTAGATTCTTCTCTAATGACCCAGCATTTACATATACATATGCTCATACATATATCGATTATGGTTTATTGGTAGAAGAGTTAGAAAATAAACTTTCCACTGAAGTAATAAAACAAAAGCCAAAAGAAAGAAACCCATTTGGAGTTGTAAACTTTGCTAAGATTCTTTACTTTGGTTTCTTATATATAAAACAACATGGTTATCTAGAAAAGCATTATTATGAAGCATCTAACTTAAAGATTAACAAAAAAGATGACTTCTTAAAACTAGTAACCAAGTCTGATATAAAAGCTATTGAGCGTGAAGAAGCAGAAAGTCATCTACGTAAAGTAGATCCTATGTTTAAGCATAGACTTGAACGTAAACGTCATGATAGTGGCGGTAATATAAAACAAACTAAGACCACTAAAGCTATCAAAAGAACTGCAACTACTCAGCATAAACAAAAGAAATCTAATAATATTAGGGTTACTCGCACGACTAAAACTACAAAACGTAAATAAATTATATATTATAATTTAGAATATGTGTAGTTTTATCGGAGGTGTACGATGCAATTAACTGAAGCTTTAACGAGTAAAGCTGTAAGACGTGAAATAACTCCAGGAGAGGAATTAGACAGAGATTATTCTATTAGAACTCCAGAAGTTAAAAATTATACTTTAAGCATATCTGATGTGAATGCTATTCCACCTGTAGATAGATGGGTACCAAATCCAGAAGATATTATATTTAGAGGCCTTAGGGGTAAGCAAATTATGGCTCCTTTGGCCAAAATCTTAACAAATGATGATGAAGACATGCTTATGTTTGATTCATTCATTCTAAGTGTAAAGAAATGCTACTCCTCTGAAGAGAAAGTAGATCACTTTACGCAATATTTGAATTATTTTGAAAAATACTATGATCCTGATCATGAGTTACTAGCAATCTATGCTCGTATGAAGTTTATGATTGATACTGATGATGCTGGATTATATACAAAACAACAATTTATGGCTGATATTAAACGAGATATTTTGTTTAGTACATTTGCTCGTAAAGTTAAGGCTATGAATGAAGATAATTTCATTATTCATATTAAACGTAATAAGAAAGATGGCAATGTACTTCAATATAGTAATCGCCATCTAAGTGCATTGATGGAAATTGGTTTATTCCAAATCATTCTAATTCCATTATTGACCCATTATGCATATATGAAGAAGATTCAAAATATCGATGCTTATTTGATGGAATTCTATGAAATTCTTATTATTGATATGCATCCAGATATTGATATCTTGACTAAATTATCTGAAACTGCAAATAGCCGTATCATTCAAGATATGTCTAAGAATAGCGGTTCTTGGGATAAACAATATATCCGTTCTAAGAATAAGTTTACATACAATATTGAAATTGTATGGGCTATTATTAGTCAGATTATCCCTAAAGCTATTTATGAAATGAATATTCTAAACTTAATCTATGTATCTATTAAAGGTAATATTACTAATAAGATTATTAGAGCCAAATATGAATATTCTTTCAACCAATTATCATCTGACCGTAATGAAGGTGACGATGACGATGATAATTCAGAATTTGATAAGTTTGAATCCCATCTTTCTAAAAAGAATGAAGCATTGCTTATGCATAATCAAGTAAACTTCCATTCTACTATGAAACAAATAGAAGAAAGATTTGGTCCATTCTCTAAAGAAGAAATAGAATACTATAAAGTAGAATTATCTAAAGGACGTAAGTCTCCAATAGTTCCACATCAAAAGATATTAGTATGCTATCTATTCTATAAATGGTTTGGTGATCCATCTGCGTTAGGATCTATTGATCTAACAAGTTATATTAAACTTATCATTGCAGCTAAAAGAATACTTGCAGCAAACAATCTACATACGATGGAAGCAATTCTATCTGGTAAGTTTGTTAAAGTAATCAAGCGTGTAAATATGAATAAGAAGGAACTTCAAAAGATTACTTCTTCTAGTACATATGAAGCGGTTGCCGCTATTTATCATAATGAAAAGATTACTAATCTTTTGATAGCTATGTTGGCTACAATTGTATCTTCTAAATTCCAAATCATTGATTTTGAAAATAAAGAAAATACTGGTTTACCATTTGTACCACAACAAGAGCTATTGAATGAAGAGTTCTTAATTTATGCTAGTTTGATTAATAATAGATAGGCGTGATATAAATGGATGCAATGAACGGAAGAATCAGACATCTATATTATAATAGAAAGAAATCTTATGAAGAGATTGCTGAACTTCTAGGTATTAGTGTAGATGAAGTTACTAAATGTTTATTTGAAGAAACTTTTAATAAGACTACAGATAATGGTAAATCTGAAAAGATATTAAAGTTTCCATCGAATAGACCAAAACCATTTGAATGCGATGTATCTTCATTATTATCTCTTATTATTGTATATGATAAACTTGATGATATTGAAAAAGCTATAAACTTAGATGATATGGAATCAATTCAATACATATTATTATTCTTACATAAGTTATATAATGAAGTTGAAGATTCAAAAGTAAAAGATGTTATAGCTCATCGTATTACTGCAATAGTGACATTAGTATTACCATATGATGAATCAGATAGTTAATACTCTTAGAGGATAAAGAAACAATGAAACTAATTGGATATTATTCAATCATCTCTTCATTGATCTTATCGAATAGACAAAATTTCCGATCTGAATTTACTGGATATAATTTTGGTATTAACAAAGATAAATTTTATTATGCTGACTTAGATGATGATAAAGATAAAGTTTATATCTTAGATGATACTGATAATATTATGACTCAAAGTAAAAAGACTGGTAAATATAGAAACGTCGATAATTTCAATCGCGAAGCTAGAGATGCATTTACAGACATGATTAAATTCATGCGAAGTAAATATTACAATAAGAAATATGATATACGATAGGAGTTGAACTCCTATCGTATTCTATTTATTTATCAGGAGATTTAAAATGCTTTTAGATACTTTAAAACAGTTTGCATTTGAATATATGGATGTAGAAATATCAAAAGATAAAGATACTGGTCATATAATTATAGAAAATAGTCGTGAAGAAATTCATGATAGACTTGATGGTGATACAATTTGGATTATGCGTATAGTTACGAAAATTAATTTATATGGAGAAGTTATATCTTCAAAGATTTTCAAAACTTCTAAAATACGTATAGGTAATAGTGGTAAAAATTCTTGGCAGATCATCAACAGATCAAGTCAAGAATATTATGATAACTTACCTTCTTTACATAGTGAAGCAATTCAAAAATCTATGGAAGTATGTAGTTGTGATATTCCTAAATTAGATAATGATAAAGTTATATTTATTGATAAATATGGTAAAATAATTACTCTAACTAAGAAGGTGCAAAAATGATCTTAGACATTCTGAAGCTATTAGCATTTGAAAATATGGATGTACAAATTAAGAAATTCTATGATTGTATATGTATTAGAAATGAAAAGCTAGAATACATACATAAAAATGGAAAAGATATGTATAAATCCACTTGCATAGATACAGAAATTAGTTTAGATGGCGAGCTTATATCATCAAGAATTTCTGAAAACTTTATGCCTAATAAAAAAGTAATACTTATACCTCAGCAGATATATGATAAATATCCTAGTTATAATTATTTCAATAAAGTACCTCTAAGGTGTGGTGAAGCAATTCAAAAATCTATGGAAGTGTGTAGTTGCGACATACCTAAACTGGCGCCTGGGGATTATATTAATATTGATAGATTTGGCGAAATAACTATAAATCGTCTTTGTGATAGAAAGATGTATTAAAATGCTTTTAGATACTTTGAAATTGTTAGCATTTGAAGATATGGATGTGCAAATTAGAAGGTTTTTAGATTGCATATTTATTATAAATGAAAAGAAGGAATTTATAACGAGAGATGGAAAAGCTATGTTTAAAGTCACAAGTATAGATACAGAACTAAGTTTTGATGGCGAACTCTTATCCTCAAGAATTTCTGAAATCTTTCTGCCTAATGAGACTATAGAGTCTATACCTTGGATGTATTATAATTATCCTAGTTATGATTACTTTAATAGAGTTCCTTTAAAATGCAGTGAAGTAATTCAGAAATCTATGGAAGTATGTCATTCTGATATTCCTATATTGGAGATTGGAGAAATTATTAATATTGATAGATTTGGTAAAATAAATATTTGTAAAAACTAAAAGATATATATATTATAATTATAGATATTGATTCTTATTATAAGAAAGGAAAATTAAAATGGAAGATTGGAAAACAAGACTAATTGAAGAACGTAAAGAACTTGGTGAAAAAGTAGAACGATTGATCAAATTCTTAAATGAAAATAAAGAATGCGAAGACTTCGATCTACTAGCTGAGCAGTTACATTACATGACTGGTTATTACGAAGTATTAACTAAACGTGTATCTAAATTAGACAAATAACTTTATAGGAGATGGGTTTAGTGCTCATCTCCTAAATTTTATATATTGGAGGTAATAGTTTTATAATAATAAACTTTTTAATTTTATTTTATAGGAGATAGTAAAATGGAAAAACTATTAAAAAATGTAACTGAAACAGACATTATCAATTTTGATTTTATTAAGAGAAATAACTTGTCTTTAAAGGGTAAAAATAAAATAATTACTAAAATATTTTCATCAAGACAGAGTTATGATATTTTACATACAGCATATGATAGAATGGTTAAACATATTAATTCTGATTTTACTTATATAGATATTATTAATCTCAATCCAGCTGATGCTATACGCAAGTTTAATAATAATAAAAAGCATCATATATTTAATAATCCATTATATAGATATTTTAATTATGATAAAATTTTAGACTATGCGAATAATCATGTAAAAATTTATCATACATTGAGCAAGTTCGAAAATGACAATAATATGGATAGGAGTATATCTATTTTTGCAGTTAGCCTCAAAGTATTTGGTGCAAGGTATGATCTAGAATATACTATAAAAATGCAAGATATTCTGATAGATGTAATATTAAATAATAAAAATGTTACAGTAGATAACTTAGTAGAAATTATTAAAGATTTTACTAATAAAAATAATCTAACATATAATATTTCTAGTTTTAATACTATCAAAAATTTAATAGATATAGTTAATAAATACCCTAATATATATAAAGAACTTGACAAAATTGTTAGATTATACGTCACTAGCCCAGTATGTGAGCGATATGAATTTTTATATGGTTTAATAGGTGATGATATTAATACTACTAATATTAAAAATTCATTACCATTCTTCTCATTAAGAGCATCTATTTTTAATGAAAAGAATCAAACTAAATAATTTAAAATAATATGGGAGTAATATATAAAATGGAAAGATTATTAAAAAATGTGACCGAGAATGATATTATCAACTTCGATTACATCAAAAGAAATGATATCTGTTTAACCGACAGTGATATTAAAAAAATTGATAAATTATTCTCATCCAGAGAAAGTTTTGAAATCTTAAATAATGCTTATAGTAGAATTACATGTGGGGATGATTCTCTGTATAGTAAAAATATTAATCTAGCACCGAGTGCAGCTTTAGATGTATATAAGAATTATAGAAAGTATCATATATTCAATAATCCGCTATATAGATATTTTAATTATTATGAAATCTTGGGATACGTAAGAAAAAACGTTCGCGTTTATCGTATATTGAATAAGTTTGAAAATGAAAATTCCCCAAATAATAGTATTCATATATTTGCTCGTCATAAAAAAATATTTAACATAAAGTATAATTTAGATTATACTTTAAAAATACAAAATATTTTATTAGAGAAAATTTTATATAATAAAAATATTACCGCTGATGAGCTAATTGATATTATCAATAATTTTATTAAAGAAAATAAGTTAAAAAATATTAAAGTTAGACGTGAGCCTATTGTTAATCTAATAAAGATTGTAAACAAATTGCCGAATGTATATACAGATATAGATTGGTTTATTGAGAAATATAAAGATGTAAGGTATTCTTATAAAGCTGAATTCATGTTAAAAGAGACTGGATTCAAAGATTTAAAAGAAGCCTTACTTAAATTACCATTCTTCTCTTTAAGATTATCAATTGCTAATGAAAATGAAAAACGACAAAATGGTTTAATTTTATAGGAGTGAATATAATGAAAGAATATAATATTGAAGTTAAAAAAGAATTTAATAATCATCATAATTTAGCTAAAATTCAAGAAAAATTTCCAGAGCTTAGTCCAAATCAAATTGTAGGATATATTCTTGATACTGAATGTAATATCATTGATAAAAAATACAATGACACTCCAAAATCCAATGAAGAAGATATAGTTGTTGCTCCAATTACAACCCCTACTAATATTATTACAAATATCGTTGATAAAGATATTAAATTTATTAGTGAAGGCAGAGAAATAAATATTACTGGTCGTAAAACAATCAATTACCAAGAATTATTCTATATGGTATTAATTGAAGGACGTCCTTTAGGATTTCTAATGAATGTCTTTAATTGTAATGAATATTCTATCTTAAAAGGATTACAATTCTTACATGCTGAAGCTAAAGATGAAATAATTAAAGCTAAGATTGTTGAATATTCTAATATTTACTTCTTTAAAGCATAGGTAGTTTATGAATATAGCGGACAGATTAAAATCTGCAATACCAGATTCGCAATTTGCAGCTGGTAAAAAAGAAATAGTTTTAAGATGTCCGTACTGCGGGCATACATCATCGCCAGGAAAGAAGCATATGTATATAGGTGTATCTAAAGATAAACCTATTATGTATAATTGCTTCAAATGTGAAGCAGGTGGTTTAGTAAACAGAAACTTCTTAGAATTATTAAAAATAAAAGATTTATCTTTAATATCTGAGATAGAAGAATATAATAAAAAGATGTTGAAGAGTAAGCCAAAAGCTTACTCTTCTATTTCTACAGATGAAAGAATAATAAAGTATAAAGATTTTGTCTTAGATGATAAAATCTATCAAGAAAAGGTAGACTATGTAAATTCTAGACTTGGGGTAGTTTTACCAGTATGGTATTTATTAGAACTTAAGATTATATTTGATTTTACGTTCTTCAGACGCCAGATTATGCAGGTTCTGGGAGCAACAGAATCTGATTATGAACGAATTCAGCGTGAGTATGTGGGTTTCCTCTCGATTAATAATACAGCGTTAATTATGCGGTGTATTAAGCCAGTCGATAAGAAATTCAGATATTTAATAGTAAAGCTATCAGAGAATAACTTTACTAAAACGTATTCTATTCCAGCTCAAATTCCTATAACTACAGATAAGGTTTTAGTTAATATTACCGAAGGGCAATTTGATATTCTTTCAGTATTTACAAACTTATCATATGGGGCTAATGGAATATATATGGCCGCATCGGGAAACAAATATCCGAATGTAATTTCATTGATTCTCTCTAGAGGAATTATGAATATGGATTTACATTTATATTTTGATAATGATGATGCTGGCGATATATCCATGAGGCAATCTGAGTTCTTCATAAATAATAATATCCAATTCTTTAGAGGATCTTCTGTATATTTCCATAGAAATGAATCTGGAGAAAAAGATTATGGTGTACCATTAAGCAAAATTAAAGACTCAGTAAGGCAAATATTATGATGCGGATGGGGATAAACCTCATCCGCTCACTTTATTTTTTTTTCTTAAACATCTCATTAATAAAGGAGGTAACATATGGGAAAATTCCTAGATACTACCTATGTTGGGACCATTAACTCTATCTTAGACTCTAAGAAAGATAGATTAGATAATACGTTCTATACATTTACAGATAAACCGCCTACAATTTGTACTTACTTCAATATCAATACCGCAGAAAGTACATTAGATGAAGGCACCGATCAAGCATATAGCTATACTGATGGAGATTCTCCATTAAGATATAATAAAATTAAAGATACAGTTCTATTTGGATTAGATAAGATTCAAGTCCAATTAGAGTCTGGTGATTATGGTATTGAATCTGATTCTATTGAAGGCGATGCTTATGTCCTTCCAAATGCATTCAAACCATATCCACAAGATTATTTTATAATCAATCATACAGATGAAGAATACCTATTTAAAGTTACTGGTGTTACTTTAGATACATTACCAACTGGGGTTAATATGTATAAGATTTCTTATCGTTTAAGCTCCCATGATGGTGATAATACTGATATTGATTCCTTAGTAGTTGGATCATATACAATGGATACAACTAATATTGGTACAAATCTATCTTTAGTTATTAAAGATGATGATCATGCTTATATTAAACGATTAGAAAATATTTGTACTGATATGATCACTTACTATCGTTCATTATTCTATTCTAATAAGACTCAGACTTTCATATTCTCTTACGATAATCACAATTTCTATGATAGTTATATGATTGAGTTTATTAAGCGAAATGATTTAATGAATACTTTGAGTATACCATTTATGCAAATTGCTCACCAACTTGCAGTTAAAGAATCTTTTGCTTTAGATTACTCTAGAACTCTTTTCCATTCTTTAGAAAGAAAAGATAAGACTTGTATTAATAATCCATCTTGTTATGGTATGAAGATTGAAGATAAGACTTCTATCTTATATTATAATATCGAAGATTATTACTATATCTTCCATCAATATAAACCTGGTGATAACTGGGTAGTTCCATCTTTTGATGATGATACCGTAATAAGAATCAGAGATAATGAAAGATATGAAACTGATGATCCATATTATTTCAAGAATATTATTATAGATTACTTTAATGATAACCAAGATAAATTGAATAGATATGATGAATTCTTACTAAAATCTTTAGAAGAATTTAACTATTCTTTACCAGCAAACATTATTTTTTACTACGTTCCTGTGATTATATTTATCCTAGAAGAACAGGTTAAGAATATAATGAAAAACCTATCTCGTTAACATATCAGTAATCTATATGGAGGTACTCTAAATGAACGAACTCGATAATTATTTCAAAGAGCAAATTGATAACGAAGATGCGTTCAATGTCATGATTGACGAGAACGGATTTTTAGATACTATGATTGCAAAACGAGATATCATCGATGCAATTGATGCTGATATGGCAAGCGATGATATTGTTGATGATGAAGGTATATTCTTAGCAACTATGTCTAGTGATGATCTAGATGATTTAGTTGACGATAATGAATATAATGAACTTGATTACTAAAGGAGGATATTGAAATGGATGATAACAAAACTATCCATCAAGATCTAGAAGATACTGCCGCTACAGTTGAAGATGTAATTGCAACTGATGACGTAAATGATGCAGATATGGATGAAACTATCGATGCTATCGTTGATGCTTCTGATGAATTAGAATTAGATGACGACGAAGATAATGATGATATTGACTCCGTTGAAGGTCTAGAAGATGAAGAAATTGATATCGAAGCAGAAGATGAAGATGAAGCTGCTGAACTCGAATTGATGTCTGACATTGACCAACAACATGAAAAAGACAGTGAAGAAATCGCTGAAGAAGTTGAAGATGATATCGAATTAACTGAAGCTTATCATTTAATTGATGATGCTTTGATCGAATCTGTTCTTACTTCTGAAGATGAATTAATTGAATCTATCTAGGAGGAAATATCAATGGCTAAACTTGTAAATGTAACTTGCCGTCGTCCTATTCGACTACGTAATAAATTGGTTCGTGCTATCCACAGAGAAATGTTGGAAGCAGAAGAAATCTTCGAATGTATCATTCAACATGGTGTTGTTGAAGAAATTCTTGAAGATGGTAGAACTCGTATTTTAGACTTCACTAACTACAATGAAGAAGTTACTGAAGAACCTAAAGAAGAAAAAGAACCAACAACTAAAAAATCTGGTAAAAAAGAAACCAAATCTGAACCTAAAGAAGACAAAGAACCTGTAACTGAACCAGAAGTTAAACCTGAAACAGAAACAACTACTGAAGAAACTACAGAAGAAGATCCTAAAGGTCCTGAAACAAAAACTGAAGACGTTAAAGAAGACGCCGAAGAAAAAGTAGCTGAAGCTGAAGAAAAAGCTGCTAAAAAATCTAACAAAAAATAAAAAAATAAACAAGTTATACCCGTAGGATCATAGAAATCCTACGGGTATTTATTGTCTTATTTTTTTCTCACTGTACGCTTAATATTGCGTACAATGATTAATACGCGGTGTGCTAACCAGAATAAACCAAAATACTTTGCAACTTGCAAAGTAATAATTACTGATAACATAGAATCTTGACTCATATATTGAGTCAAAAGATTAGAAAGCCAACGTAATCCGAAAAACGGATCGATTGTCATCCCAACAATAAATACTAAAATTACTACAGTTAACATTGCAGCTACAAGTGCTGCAAACTTAACCATAGCGTCGGCTTTCAAAATTAAATTTAACATGATAATTTCTCCTTAAAATAAAATATAAATTATAAATACGATATACACTTATCACTATAACACCTTAATAATATATAACTATTAAAACACAGTTTTACAAAGGTGATAAATATGCAAATATATTATCAGATGTCTACCAGGAATAAAAGCTTTCTGGATATGCATATATATCTTAAATCCATAGGAATTAAGAATAACAAATTCATGCTGGCTCTGTTAGACCCTGATTTAGCGGCTATAGACCCACATGACCCAAATCTAAACCAATATTATAAGGGTAAAGTACTAGCCGAATGTATGGCAAACTTCTGGTACTTTATTAGAGAAGTATGTAGAGTTCCAGACCAAGGCGGTAGTGGTACAGGTATACCATTCAGACTACACCGTGGTAATATGGCTTTATTCTTCTGCTCTATATATAATATGAATATCTTCCATGAACTACCACGTCAGCAAGGTAAAACCTTAGCGGCAGATGCTCGATATTTATATTTATTTAACTTTGGTACTTCGAATGCTACTATTGCATTCTTACATAAAGCACAAGATGGTTCTAAGGATAACTTACAAACTTTAAAGAACCTTCGTGAATGTTTACCGCCATATCTAAGAATGGATGCTCCATTCAACAGAAAAGATGGTAAAGCTGCAAAAGCTTCAGATACAGTATTGCGTCTAGAGCATGCAGTAAATAGAAATAAAATTATCACAGTAGCATCTGCACGTAATAAAACTGCGGCTCAGAACTTACTACGTGGTAAATCTATCCCTTTATTATGGGGTGACGAATGGGGATTTGCGCCATATAATGAAATCATTTATCTAAATACAGTTCCTGCATTTAAGAGAGCTGCAGATAACTCGAGAGCAAATGGTGCACCATATGGTATCCTATTTACAACTACCCCAGGCTTCTTGACTTCTCAAGAAGGGGTATTTGCATTCCAAATGAAAGAAGATGCAGTTCCATTTAGTGAAACTTGGTATGATAAATCATATCAAGAAATCATGGAAATAATGGAATCTAATACTAAGTCTACTTTCGTATACATTAAGTTTACTTATCAACAACTTGGTTGTAGTGAACAATGGTTCAAAGAAATCTGTAGAACCATGAATAATAAATGGGAAGATATCCGTCGTGAAGTTTTGCTTGAATGGTCAAACTCCACAGATAACTCACCATTTACGTTAGAAGAATTAGAAACAATGTCTAGATTGACTAGAGAACCAACCTCAGTAATAGATGTACTGAATGGTAAATTCCAAGTTAATCTATATGATACTATTGAATATAATAGAAATGGTTTACCAGTAGATCCACCTATAATGGGTGTCGACGTATCTGGGGGTTATCGACGAGATAGCTCGGCCATTTCCATTATAGATAGTAAGACAACTAAAGTAATAGCTGACTTTAAGTGCAACTATATTAGCCAAATAGAACTGGCTAAGATTATAGTTGAATTAACGCAAAAGTATATGCGTAATGTTGTAATTAATGTCGAACGAAATGGTGTAAGAACGCACTGCATAGATAGAAATGTCTATGTATCAACAGGGTTAATTGCTTTGACGCATAGGAGTAAAGTTATCTCCTACGTTTAGCAGCGAAAGTATCTAATAATACAATATGCTCAACAATAAATATGAGGTATTAAATTATGAAAAAAGATTTATTTAACGGTAAATATACAATAGATTCAAGTGGTAATATATTTAATAATGATTTAAATAGATATATCTCACCATATATAACAAATAAAGGCTATAAAGCAGTAGATTTGCACTATGGTGGTAAAAGATATAAATATTTAGTCCATAGATTAGTAGCTGAATCTTTTGTGCCAAATCCAAATAATCATCCAATAGTATTACATTTAGACTCAGTGAGGTTAAATTGTAATGCATCAAATTTAAAATGGGGAACTTATTCTGAAAATAATAAACAGGCAGTGGCAGAAGGCCATATGAAAGTTCCAAGACCTGATAACAGAAAGTATTATATTTTATATAATACTACGTTTATTATGAAATTCTATGGATTAAAATCTATAGTGGAAGCAACCGGAATATCTGAATCTAGATTGAGAAATTATATATTCAGAAATCAAGCTATTCCAGATGGTGATTATATTGGTTATAGAATTAAATTATTAGATAACACGTTCAACGATCATCTCCTGACGGGAGAGTAGAACCGCAAGCGATCGGCGGAGGAAAAATCCTGGCCTCAGCAAGTAAAGTTGGAGGACGACAAATGATCTAGACACGCCTTGTAATGGGGGTGATGCAAAATTGCATAAGTATAGTGTAGCGACTATATTTAAATATATTCGGGTTCGGGGCATCAGTTATAGCACTACTCAAAAAGGCCGGAATTACTAATAATCTTTATTATGAATTTAAAGATAAAATTATTGAAGAAAGATTTGAAGGACCTGGAGCTATTAAGAGAATTAAACAGCTCACTAAGGTATTTGGTCTTGATTCAACTAAAGGTGTACGTGAACTTTTAATGGAAATATTAAAAGAGCGTATGGATAACCATAAAGATAAGTTTGTATCTAAACGATTATATGATGAATTCCTTGGATTGGAAGTTAAACGTAATGGTAAGATAGAGCATTCTACTAATACACATGATGATTTGACTTTCTCATATCTAATGGCATTATATGTATGGTATGAAGGTAAAAACTTAAAAGAAGCTTTTGGTATTAATAAAACAGTCTTAAAGACTGATGAAGATGTAGATGATATAGTATTCGATGCAGCAGTGGAAACTGTTGAAATCTATGAAGAAACCATTCAACTACAAAAAGACTTAGCTAAAGATGATCCATCAGAATTATCTCCTATGGATAAGTTAAAAGATGCACAGCGTGCTATTGGTATGACTTATCAAGAATGGATAAAAGCTGAGGATGCTAAAGAAAAAGAAGCATTAGAGACTGCATTGCAAGATCCCCAATTCTTAAAGGCTTATGCTTATAAATATAACCTAACAAAAGAAGATGTAGATCTAATACGTAATCAGCAAGATGGTAAATTACCAGAACAGGCATTTATCTCATTATATTCTAATGATACACCAAATCAAAATTCCCATTTATCTGGTAATCTTTCTAAGTTCTATAATCAAATCTAAAAATTTAAATATTTACTTACATTTCAGTAAATTTTAAATTAACTATTTAAGGAGGAATCCGATGTTTGGCTATAGTAACGGGAATGCTGGTTATGAGCTAGCAAATGAACACCAATTATCTGAAATACTAGCAAACTTCAGTAGCGATTATATCTATGATGTAATTGATAATCATATTAGTAAACGCTACGAGTTTGCTATTAATGCAAAACCAAATATGGTAAATGTATTTCGATCCAACTTTGATAATATTAGAGCTAATTATCCAATGGATGTAGAAAATACAAATTCAGTTGAACTCGATGTATATAAAAATATCATCGATACAATCTGTAATAAATGTAATGTATCCCATATTGATGATTCTGATGATAATATCTATTTATTAGCATCTACGTTATATGATTTCTTAGTATGTGGATTTAATGCTCATATGACTAACTTCTTGATTAATCTAATTGTATCTGAACAGAATTCTATTTATTCTGCTCTTGAATTAGAAAACTTGAAGAAATCTAAAGATAGCTCCACTATCTATAACAAGAAAGTTATGGATAATTCTAAATTGGCAGTAATTAATGCTAATCTACCAACTGTAATTCAGTATATATCTACACTAGATATTCGTATGGCTGATATCTTAGCTAATTGCTATCAGCAACCTATTGTAGATTTGCTTACTTCTAATTTCAGTGAAGATATTAATATCTTTACAGATTTTATGAAAACTATTATTTCTAATCAGTACTTATTCCCTGAATATGTAACTGAATTACGTTTACGAATTCAAAATATTAGAGGAGAATACAAATGAGCGAAGAGACAAAATTAGATATCGTTGAAGACCTAAACCTAGCTACAGAAGAAGATGCAGCTAGATTAGATGATAAGAACGTACAAGCTATCGTTCCAGAAGTTCCTCCAACTGCTGAGGAAATTGAAGCAATGGAAAAAGTTGAAGTTCTTGAGGAGGATAAGGCCGATGCCGACTTTCCCTCAAATGAAAGCCATGGCGAAGAACCAGCTAAAGATGGATCTAAAGAAGACACTAAAGACATTGAGACTCTTGGCTCCAATGGAGTTTCCGAAAGCAACGAGAATGTTTCTAGCGATCCGGAATTGGAAGAAGCGTTAAAGAAATTTGATGAATTAACTATCTCAGTTGAAGATGTTAAAAAATCAATTTCCGAAAATAAAGAATTCCCTAAATTAGATTTGTCTGATGATGATATTCAAAATATCATTGATACATATCTAAAAGTAATTAAAGATGATACTGCTAATGTAACTACTTTACTTACAGCTGGTCTAAAAGAAAAATTCTTAATTCAAGCTAGCAAAGATGGTGTAAATACATCTAATGCTAAAGAATTAGAATTTTATATTGAAGGTCTTATTCGTGAAGCATGTACTAATGCATTCATGGATAAAGGTAAAACTTTATTAGATGAAACAGTTAAGAAAGCTACATCTAAATTAGATGAAGACATTTCTATTGATGAATATATTGAAGCATCTCACAATGATCGTATTCAAAAGATGAATCAAGTTCTTGCCGATGAAAAAGCTTCTGATAAAGTTAAAGCATTTGCTAAATCTGTAATTAAAGCATTGAATGATTCTACCGATTATTCTGATATCTATGAATTCTTGAAATTGCATAATTCTTATTTCAATGCACTTCGAGCATTCAAACATCAAGAATATTATCGTAGAGAAATTATGATGGCTTTACAAGCTATTGGGGTTAAGACTGCAAATGTAGCTGCTATTATTGATGCTATTGGTAGATTTAACCATAATCCTGATAATACAGTTGTAGTTAATGCTATCTTACTTCGTGTAATTTATACAAATACTAACTTTAAAAACAAAGTTGATTTGTTGAAATTATATAGCTTTATTATGAATCTATCTGCAGCTATCCATGTATATGAAACTAAAGATGAAGTAAATGATTTCTATAAACAAATCATTCTAAACTTCCAACAATTAGTTGTATATATTGATAAAGGTTTTGTTGAATGGAATAAAACTGCCCATGTAGTTAAATCCGAAAAGAAAACTAAAAAGCGTAAATAATATTATACATATAAATAATGGTGGCCAATGGTTTCAAACCATTGGCCTATTTATTTTTTCTAAAGGAGAATTATCATGGGAAATAATATAAGTGCTACAGCGGAGGAGCCAATCAGAAATAAAATAAACAATAAAAAATATATAGATATAAATAATGTAGTTATTGATGAAAAGTTAAAGGTAATTAACTTAGCATACTCTAATGGTGTAGTGGTTAGATATGCTAGAGATGGAAGAAAACTAGACGATGGTAGAACTGTATCTCCTGAAATACCATTTGAAAATCCAATCAATAAAATAAAAGACTTTATTGGCAATAATGCAGATGATCCAAATCTGCATGTAGAAGTATCTCTATTAGATACATATGAAACTAAAGATGGTAAATACTTATTCTATTATACTGATGGATCATTTGTATCAGTTAAAGATAGAGCTATTATAGTTGATACTAGAAATCCTAAAAGAAAATATCAAAGTATTAGAACTGCTTTAGTATATAACTATTCTGAATTGTTAGATGTAACTACTGATAGATTTTATACTAAACCTGAGTTAACTGATTCTCAAAAGTTAGCTGAATATAATAGAAAGTATTCTAATCTACCACAAGATTTACTAATGGGATATGCATCTAATAACTCTAAAAGAATTAGTAGACTTGCTGATTATTACAATAATAATCCATTTAGATTTTATGATCCATCTAACTATGTAAATGACTATGAATCGTATAAAGATTCATTTAGAAAACGACAAAAATAATAAATTTGGAGATGGACTATCATGTCCATCTCCTATATATTTTTTCAACATTAGGATAATTGAATATTACTAATCATGGAGGTACTAATATGGCTTTCGATAATGTTGTAGATCCTACTAGTTGTAACCCTTATACCACTGCTAGTGGTGATCATAAACGTGCTTGCCCTAAAGCTAATCTTGTTGATATACAAGCTAAAATTCTTAGATCTTTAATGCTATCTTTCACTTTCTCTAATCCTCAAGATAATTATAAAGTTCTTCTTTATGAAGGATCTGATGAAATCTGGGAAATTGACTATGTAAAAGATGGTGAATTACAACGTGCTGCCGGTAAAGTTGCTGGCTTTGAATGTTGGTCAAATAAACATGTAGCTTTGTCTACTTATAGAGCTAATGGAATTAAAGAACGTGATGAAAAAATCGTAGTTCGTTTTGATTGCTCTATGGATTATAAAAATAAAGTTGTTGCTATTGATGTTAGAAATATTAGACGTCTTAAATTGGCCGGCTCTATTTCTGACTCTGAACTTACTCAAGATTCTGAAAATAAATTCTATAAGACTTCTAAGAATGCTTATAACTTCTTACGAAACTTATATCCAAAAACTTATATGGATATTACAGAATTAGATAAAGAATTGAATACTGATTTAATGGAATATGCAGATCACATGTTTGATGGTGGTACTTCTTTATTAAGATTATCCCCAATTAACTTAGTTAATACTGTATCTGCAGACTATATGTTTAAAGACAATGAAAACTTACAATCTGTAGTTTTATCCAATAGTGATAAATTAGCATCTGCAGTTGGTATGTTTGAAAATTGCAGTAAATTAAACAATGTAGAATTGAATACTAAATCTGTACAAAGTGGCGAAAACATGTTTAAAAATTGTAATAGTTTAGTTGCATTGAAATTAAATGTAAGCTCTTTGACTAATACAAAAAATATGTTTTTAGGATGTAGATCTTTAACTAAGTTACAAGTTACTGGTGAACTTAAAACTGGGTTAGATCTAACTAAATGCCCATTGGATGAAAACTCTGTTGCATCTGTATTGAATGCGTTAAGTAATAATGGTCCAGATGAAAGTCAATTGATTTCCTTTGAACCAAGAGATGTTAATGCTACTTTACTTCCAATTGCTCAAGCTGCAGAAGCTGCTGGCTGGACAATTAGAGGTCTAAACTTTGTCGGAGATAAGCTAGAAGAAGAGCTATCTATCGATCTACTTGAGTCTTATAAACGTGGTAAATCTGAGGGCTAATACTCCTCAGATTTATCATAAACTGTTAGTATAGGCGTATAACCGAATATACTTTATTAATAAACATATAAATAGTTAATAAATAATTAACTATTTTCAAGAAAGGAGAATTTCTTTAAATGGCTACTAAAATTGCTGATCAAATCAAAAATATCTTGAACCCTTTTGCTACAGAAGTTGGTAAAGATATTAAAAAATTAACCGATGCTAAGCAGGATAAACTTAAACCTGGTCTTAATATCACTATTTCTCCAGATGGTACTATCTCTTCCACTGGTGCAGGTGAAGCTCCAGATTTGAGCAACTATCCTACAACTGCACAAGTTGGTACTATTGTAGATGGTAAACTTGCTGACTATGTTAAGACTGAAGCTTTAGCTAACTATGTTCAAACTGCTACTCTTACTACTACTTTAGCAGATTATGCTAAAACAGAAGCATTAGCAGCATACGTTCAAACAACTGCATTAACTACTGCATTGGAACCTTATGCTAAAACCGCTGCTTTGGATGCATATGTTAAAACAGAAGCGTTGACTACTGCTTTGACTCCTTATGCTAAAACTGAAGCTTTAGATGCATATGTTAAAACTGATGCATTGGATACAAAATTACAACCTTATGCTAAAACAGAAGCATTAGCTGATTTTGTTACAACTACATCTTTAACTAATGGTTTAGAACCATATGCTAAGAAAGACGAAGTTGTGAAGACTGCAGACTTGGAAGGCTTAGACACATTCAACTTAGTTGAAGTTTACAACACTGCTAAAACACAAGGCTAAGTCTTAAACTAAATATTTAATTATAGAGATGGTATTCAGTACCATCTCTATAATTTATATTTTCGGAGGTATTATGAAGCTTAATGATATTATTAAGAAACTTCTTACTACCTTTTCTAAAGAGGTAGCTAAAGATGTTTCTAAGTTGCAGAAGGATATAGTTAATCTGAAACCAAAAAGTGGTACAACTCCACCAACTAGTGGTGATTATATAGGTCAAATCTTTGCAAAAGAAGATGGCCCAACTAAGAAACTTAAATTTTGGGATGGTACTAACTGGACTGATGTTAGTAGCTCTCAAAGTGCATCAGAAATAAACTCTATAGTTGATACTGCTGTAGGGAAGAAATTCAAAACTGGTACATATGACGATATACCAAAAAATGGTAAAGAAGAAAATGAAGCCAAAGGTTATTCTGCCGGTTCTATTTATATAGATTACGATTCCAATGATGTTTATTGCTTAGACAGATTCTGGAAATGGAAAAATATTAAAGGCATTCAGGTTAATGATCAAATGCCACAATATTCATCGTATGCTGGAGAATTATATTATACTCCTAGAAGTAAGAAGTTATATATTTGTCTCGGCGGTGAAACTTGGGTAGTATTATATGATGGACTAGCAACACAGCCTGATACTAGTAATTTTATTACTCGCGATGAATTAAATACGACTCTTAAGAAAATAGAAGAAGAAATTTCTAAAATTAGAGGTAAATAATTATGGCAGATGACAAACAGACAACAACTGATCTAGTCAATAAAGTAGTAGAAAGCTTTGGTTTACTACATAATGACTTAGAAGAAGTTAAAAATATTCTAGTTAAAAATGGTATTCAGTCTAATGGTACAACTGCACAATTAGCTGCAGAAGTTACTAAACTTCCAGAAAAGACTGAAGAAACTATTAAGAAATCTGGGGAAGTTAAAGGTCTAGCTAATGGTATCTTAGATATCACTGGCGGATTTACTTATGCTCCAAACTCTACAACCGCACTAAATGAAACTAACTGCTTGGTTAATAATAAAAATAAAGAATTTACTTTACCTAAAGGGAAAGATTTAGAAATGTATTTCCCTACAGATAGCTTAGTTAATAATATTCTTACATCTGAAACATCTGCAGATAAGAGAAATCTAGTACTAAATGTATCTAATAAACAATTCTTACAAGACTCTTATGCTTACTTAACTGGGGCTAAAGATATTGGTGATATTAATTTTACTGTAAATATTAATGATCAAAGTTTAACAAAAGTAAACTACAACGGAAAACAGTATGTAAATTTCCCTAAAGAAGGGAATAATGATAGACCTGGAGTTTCCGTATTTACTGGTAAAATTGGCTTTGCCGATTATAATACTAAATTTACAGTTAATGGTGAAGTATTAGAGAATGTAAAATGTGATACATTCACTCTTACCCCTAATAAATACGTAAAAGAAGTAGTATGTAATAATCTTAATATAGATTTTTATGCTTTAATGAATATCTTATATAAATATAATAAGATAGTTGCAGCTTATGAAACTGGAGAAGAAACTCCAAACTTTGATCCTATCATTATTAAAGTCAATAATGAAATTACTGATGTTGAAAATATTAGTAAATCGTTAGACTATAGATATAAACGACCAGCATTCTTAGATGATGTAGATCCATTAAATAATAGCTCTTTGTTTAGTGATGAAGAACTTAAATATGCAGCTTTTGAAAAAGCAAAAAATATTATTGGTCTTAGTCATACCCCAGCTGAATTTTTATCTAGAATGTGTCATATTTTAGTAGATCCAACTAAGATTGATTTAACTAAAACCATAAAGCCTCTTTTGATGAGACTTCCGTTATATAGTTTAGATAATACTAAAAAATATAACTATAGTAATCGAACTTGGGAAGAAGTGTCAAAAGCCACAGAAGATGCTTCTCGTTATTTTGATATTACATCTTCTGGTGAGTTTGACGCAGATAATGGACAACTCATTGGTATTGATAAATCTGTAAAAATTCGTCATGGACTAGCTAAGATAGATAGAAATCCTGAAACTAGAGATAAAGGCATTATTGTATTACGAGATTTAGATAATAATGACTATATAACTCAAAAGAATTCATATTTTACAGAAACTCCAGATAATCGTTATATTATTAAAAATAAAGCATTAGTTGAAACTCCATTTGGCTCTAATAATAACTACTTCTTTAATAATATTAAATTTGAATTTGAAAATACAAATAATGTAGGTAGCTCTTATCCTTTTCACGATCTAGATTTTAGTAGTGATGTATTAGAAGTAAAATTCGGTAATGATATTACTACAGGCTCTGAATATGCTAATATACGCAGTTATGTACGTACAATGCCTGGACCTATAAATACCAAATTCAAATTTTCAGATGGTACAGACGTTACTAAACTAGATATGACTTCTTACGATGAAGGATGTCCATTATTCTTCAATAAATATATTACTGAAGTTAAGGTTAATAAAATTATTATTCCTTACAAAGCTAAATCATTTAGAAGACTAATATTTGGTAAAATTAGCGATGCCGGATTTACTAAGTTTATTTTTGCGGATACTCCATCTATAGTTGAATCTCTACCATGGTCTTTATCTTACTATAGAGATAATCTTAGCGAATATGATTATGATTTTGCTGACTTTGGTGTATATAATCATACAGGTTATAGATTTGATTGCACTCAACAAGAAGCAATTAATAACTTTGTATCTCACATCCATTGCCATATTAGATCTAATAATCCAATTCTTCAAAATAAGAACTTCTTAAAATATCGTTTACCACTATTTACATTAGATGGTAATCAACGATTTAACTATTCTTTACGTCAATGGCAATTAATTAGCCAATATGACCCTAAAAATGATAATAAACCAATGACTCAAATCTTCCCAGAATTGGCTGAAGAGCTTAATAAAATGAGAGTTATTGGTAGTAAAAATGTTTAATGGAGGTATAAATTATGCCAGACACTCCTAATATGACCGATAAGGTTATAGAAAATTTAAATCTTTTACATAATGATCTCCAAGAAGTTAAAGCCGTTCTAGTTAAGAACGGCATTAGCTCTACTGGTGCATCTTCTAAGTTAGCAGCTGAAGTTGTAAAACTTCCAGAAAAGGCTGAAGAAAATATTAAGAAATCCACTGAAGTTAAAGGTATGGTTAATGGTACTTTAGACATTACTGGTGGATTTACTTATTCTCCATCTTCTAGTGAAACTTTAGATACTAGTAATACAATAATATCTTCGAATACAACAGAATTTACGATCCCTAAAGGTAAGAAATTAGGTATGTTTTTCCCAACTGATGAATTAGTTAATAATTTGGCTAGTACTCATACTAGCTATGATGATATACATCTTAAGTTGACAGTTCACGATATGAATTTACTAGATCCAAACACTATGTATTTAACAACAGGGTGGACAAACCTCGTCGATTATACAGTTGATATTAAAGATGAATTTAAAAAAGTAAACTATAATGGCGTTGAATATTATGATCTAACACAAGAAACCAATACATCAAATGACTGGAGTGATCCTAATCGGAAACAATTTGGTGGTATGGTGACATTCTCAGATTATAAAACAAAAATTACATTAAATGGTGAAGTTCCAGAAAAAATTAAATGTGATACATTTGTTTTATCCGGTAATAAATTTATTAAAGAAGTAGTATGTAATATGGTAATGATAGATTATAGATTACTTAAGCACCTCTTCTATAAAGATAATGGATTGATGAATGATTTTGATGACGATGCTACATATGATCCTATTATAGTTAGATTAACTAATAAGTATAAAGAATTTAGTGGTTATTTTTATCAAGAAAATAATTATGAATATAATACAACTGATTTAGAGGCTAATTTCACCAAGACTGCAGATCCATTAGCGGTTAATTCTTGGACTAATCTAAATTTAAAACCTATATATTTTAAAGAACAAAGTAAAAACTTTAAAGGCATTAGTGCTAATATTGCAAAACTAATGTCTAAGCTAGTTCATATTTATATAGATCCATCTGTGATAAATGTAGATAAACTTGAAGCGATATTATTGAGGTTGCCTCTTTTTAATGAAGATGGTAGTAAAAAATACAATTACTCTACTAAGACTTGGGAACCGGTGGCATCTGCTACTCCAGATGATAAAAAATATTATGAAATATCTCCACCATTATTATATGATGGAACTGTAGATACTTATAAGATGCTAGGAAAAGATAAAATTCCAATGTTATATAATCTATACCCATATGACACTAGTAGTAGTTCTCCATTAGAGGGAATAGTCTTAATTAATGATAGAGTCTTTAATAAAGATCGTATTATTAGCAAATATAATACTATATGGCCTGCTTGTACAAACTATAGTATTGGATCAGGATATAAATTACATTCTACTGGTCTTACTCCAATGAGTAGTCAATTACAGTTATTGGGAAAACCAGTAACTGTAGATGTATCAAGAACTACAGATGCTGGTGTTTATCCATTTGGTAATGAAATAATGTATACTGCATTTGATTTTACTATAGAGCTTGGCTATATAGGAAAAGATGAAACCAAACTTGATTATGATATGACATATAAACCCGCTTTCTATGTAGCCCCACCATTTACTAAATTTAAATCAAATGGTGAACAAATTACGAAAATGAAATTTATCGATGGTGAGGCCCCTCTAATTTATAACAGTACTGTTTCTGAGGTTAGAGTAAATAAAGTAGTATTACCTATGCATGCTAAAGTTTTTAGAGATCTAGTTAGTGGAAATATAGATAATATTTATCAAACCAAACCAACTCCAATTAAATATATATTTGAAGACACTGGAGTTAAAGTTGTAAAACCGACATTAGAGTACTATGATGAAATGGCAGATGTAGATGCTTTCGTTAAGAGTGCATACAATGCACCAGATTATAGATTTGATTATACTCAATATGCGGCTATAGATAAATTTGCTAAATATATCCATTGCTGTATTTCTGAAACAAATCCAGCTATGACTGATGAAGATTTCTTGAAATATCGTATTCCTCTATTTAATAAAGATGAAACTAAACGATATAATTACTCGACTAAACAATGGGTCGATGCCGATTCTTATAGAATTCCATTTGATGCTACACCATCAACAGAACTCTTCCCATCTAAAGCAGAAGAATTGTCTAAAATGATGGTTATCGGTACTCCGATTTACTAATTAATATAAAATACTCAATGAGGTTCATCCTCATTGAGTATTTACTCATTCTTTCAACAATTAAATATAGAGTTTTAATATTTTCCCATATTTATTAGGTTGGAGAAATTACTATGAAGAATCTTACTCAACTCATTAAAGGCATTTTAACCCCAGCAATTCAAGAAGTTGCTAAAGACATTTATAAACTTAGTACTAAAGTAAATGAAGCAATCTTAAAGAATCTAGCACAGATTAAATCTGCAGATCATATTACTTTAGCTACAAATATTACTTTAGACCCTGACGTAAATCAATGTCAAGGTTTCACTTATAACTTTAAAAAGAATACATTTATTCTTGCATGCGTTAATTCTGATAATAGCAAACAAGTTATCTACGAATTATCCCCAACAGATTTCTCTGTTTTAACTAAAAGATCTTTTACTGGTGCTGATATCTTAGGTCATTGTAATACATTGACATATGATGGCACTCATATCTTAGTTACTAATGGTGCAGCCAATGGTAATAGAATTTATAGACTTAATGATGATTTAACAGTTGATGGTTATACCGATTATACTGATAAATTCTTCAATATTGACTATAATAAAGGTACTAAGAAACTATTATCTATAGTTCCTGGTGATACTAATGCTACACGTAAATTAAGATTATATGATTATGCTAATCTTAATGCTGTAGAAAAAGAAGTTACAGTTACGGTAAATGAAACAAATAACGATTCTAATGGTGCATTACTTATGGATAAAACTATTGTATTTGCTACATTGAATCGAATTGTTGAATCTGACTATGATGGTACTATTCTACGTGAAGTAGAAATCAATTCCAGTATTGAAATTGAAGACTTTGCATATGCAAATGGTATGATTTATATGGCATCTAATGAAGGTGGAAAAGTTAATATCTACGTTCATGATCCAGTTAAATCTGCTTATGAGCATATTAATGATAATCATTTCAAAAGCGGTATATTCTTACCAAACCAACAATATCTATATGGTAAATCCCCAGATAACAAATGGATCCCAATTGCTAAAGTAAATAAAAATGGTAATGTAGAAATGGGGTCTAAAGATAAGTCTATGGCATTGTGTACAAATGCATTAACGGTATACGATGGTACTAATTCTAATACTGTTATTACTACAGCTCATTATGGCACTGCTATCTATAGTAAGAACCAAGTAGATACTAAATTGAATGATTATGTAACAACTACTGCTTTAGAGAAAAAGCTAGAAAATGTTGGTGGTGCAGCCCCAGATCTATCAGCTTATGCTACCAAAAAAGAAGTTCAAGATGTAATGGCTAAGATCAATGAACTATTAGAAAAAACTAGAGGTGCAAACTAATGTCTATGACTAAAGTTAATGCCTTCCTTAAAGAGGATGGGAATTCCCTTATCTTTAAGGGGGATGGGGAATTAGTTTACTATATCCCTGAAAATTATTTTAGGAATGACGGTCATATGAAGTATGCAGAAGAAGCCGGAGAGTATATTAATACTCTCGGGCTTTTTTCATATGAGGTCTTCGACTCTAAAGGAAAATCGATATATGGAGTTAAACTATTTAACCACCCTGTGTTAATTTCCTGTATGCCTTCTTCTGTTGAAAAAGTCAAAGACTATATCCTAGACAAGAAGATTCCAGTTCCTGTAGATTATCGTATTCTTAGATTTAAGAAAGACGATGTGGCTATTGTAAATACTGGATCTCCAGAAGATATCACGAACGTAGAAAATATGTTTAGAATCTTCATGATTACTGGTAATATACCTAATGTAATTCCTTATGATGAATTACACACCTTCTTAATGGACTCTATTAAATTTAATGGATCTTCCTTCGGTATATCTGCTCAGATGTTTGGTATTCTTATTTCCGAATTATGCAGATCTACTAAAGATGAATCAGTTCCGTTCCGATTGGCTAAAGAGACCGACATGCATAAATATAAACCAGTATCAATTAAGATGATTCCTAAATATATTTCCGCCTTCACTTCTATCACTTCTGAAAACTGGGATGATGCTGTTGTAAACGCAGTAATCAACAAGAATAAGGTAGATAGCCCAATGGAAAAGATCCTAATGACCTAAAGGGCCCGGAATAACATATGAATAAAAGTTTAAATAGATCTCCAATCGGATCGTTTAGAACTATTTTAATTCTATTAAGGAGGAAATAAGAGATTATGATTGGTACAAAAATCATTCTTGAAGACCAAAGTTATATTCCTTCTCTGAATGTAGCTGACTCTACTGTTAGGCCGATTGTATTTGCCGGCTTCACATCCGACAAAGGCACTGAAGAATATACAAAATGGCAAGGTAAAGATTTCTTTGACCAATATGGTGAAATTTCCTTTGCACGTCATGGGCAACCTTTACTTCAAGCCGCTAACGTAATCAACAATGGTGGTATTGTTTATGCAAAACGTGTTGTTGACCCAACTTCTCGTTTAGCTATGCTTGGTGTTGTAGCTCATACCAAAGAAATTTCCCGTCAAGAAACTCGAATTAAAACAGACTCTGTAACAGGAGCTCCTGTAACAAAACCAGATGGAAGTTATGAAATGGAAGATTTATACTGGAAGAAAACTGACGTAGATACGGTTTCCAAACCAGAAGATCGTCCACTTTACACAAAAACTGAAGCAGGTAGTGACGGAGTTGCTGCTATGTTTAAAGTTTGTCAAGTTAACTTCTCTATAGAAACTCTTGAAGCTACTGAAAATAAATATGGTTCCGACTATAAAGCAGTTGCTGAAGCTTTCTATAACAAATTCAAAAATAACAAAGATAATCGTTATCCTTTGTTCTTAATCACTGATAATGGCCGTGGTGTATCTGCAAAATCCATTACCATTTCTACTGATACTACACTTTCTCGCTCTGCTCAATCCACTCGCTATATATTGGACATCGAAGAAAACAATAATACATTGGAATCCATTGTATTCTCTTTAAATCCAGATGAAGTAGAATCTGGCTTTAACTTATTCTTTGACTCGGTAATCAAACGTACTTCTAAACAAGTAAAATGCTTTGGTTTCGAAGATCAAGTTAATTTGTTATTTGCGAAAATTGCTTCCCTTTCTGGTATTAATGAAGCAGTACTTCGTGAATCTGATATCATCACTGCACGCACTTGGAGAGGCGAAACTTTCAAAACATTTGAAGTTTTAACTTCTACAACTGATGGTGTTGCTACAGTTAAACTTGATTCCGTAAACGGTCATCCTTTGATCGGCGGCTTCAATGGTGAAACTTTCGGTGATGCTCCTATCAAAACTTATAAAGGCGTAACTGATAATCAATCTGTTTATGCTAAAGAAATGACTAAAGTATATGATGGTACTTTTAATGATGAAATTTATGACACAGACAACAACCCTATCGATGTGGTAGTTGATGCAGCATACCCTCACATTACTAAACGTGCTATTGAATCCTTAGTTACTTTCCGTCAAGACGTATTCTTCTTCCGCGATATGGGTACAACTGGTTTGACCAATATCCTAGCTATTAAGAATGCTAAGACACTTAACAATGGTATCAATAACAAATTTATCGGTACTTATTGTCAATACTTTGATACTTATGATCCATATACTAAAAAACAAGTTACTGTTACTATGGGCTATGCAATCGCTCGTTTGATTTGTATGCACTTTGCTAATGGTCGTTCTCTAGTTTGTGCTGGTCAAAGTAATGGTTGGACAGTTCCTGAAATTATCGAAGGTACTTTAAGCTATGTACCTAAGATTACTCCAGCTGGCAACCAAGTAGACCAAATGGATGACCTTCGTATCAACTTTGGTAAATACTATAATGGTATCTTCCATATTGCTACCGAATATACATCCCAAGATATCTTTACACAATTGAGCTTTATCAATAACGTATTGAATATCCAAGGTCTTATTAAAGATATTCGTATTCAATGTCCTAAATCCCGTTATAAATTTATTACTGGTGCAGACTTTGAAGACTATAAGAAAGATATTCAAGCAGTTATCGATGCATCTTCCTCTAAATTTGCATCTATTTCTATTGATTTCCAAACTGATTCCGTATATGCAGCTAACAAGATTGTATATGCAGTAATCAAAGTATCTTTCAAAGATTTTGCTCAAGCAGAAATCTTCCGTATCGTAGCTATTCCAATTGCTACTACAAACAATAGTGCCAAGATCTAATAAGGAGGATAAAAATGGCTGAACAACGTACAAGCGGTGCTGTTAATTTTATCTTCGACGGCACTAAAGATATTCGTGATTTGACTAACTATGCTTTATTCCGTGGTGTAACTGACTGGGCTAACCTTTACCAATTCAACCAATTTGAATCTGGTTATGGTTTATTCTTAGTACTTGATATTCCATTCTTCTTAAAGAAGTTAGCTGAAAAACATGAGCAATATGCTAAATTGATCAACACTTACGTTCATATTCTTGAATATGAATTCCGTGGTTTAGACGGTATTGATAACATCAACTCCGAAACTGCAGAATTAACAAACGGTGTTAAAAATATCAACGTAATCAACAAAGTTAATAGCCAATCTGCTTCTACTTTCACATTACGTTACTTCGAAAAATCTGGTTCTATCTTAACAAAAGTTCATGAATTGTTCTTGCGCGGTATCAAAGATCCAACAACACAAGTTAAACATTATCATGGCCTTATTGAAGATGGTACTATCACAGACCCTGGTTTCGATAAAGAAGTATTTAGCTTCTTATATATCGTAACTGATAATACTTTGATGAACGTAGAAAAAGCATTCTACATCGTAGCTGCTCAACCTACAAATGCTGACTTGAATATCTACAACGTAGACCGTCAAGATATCGGCTTCAAAGAATTGTCTGTTGAATTCTCCGGCTTCCCTATTGCCAACCCATCTGTAAACAAGAAAGCTCAAAGCTTACTTGATTGGGTACGTAAAGGTACAATCTGGGATGAATCCGAAATGACTTACTCTGGTATTACTAATATGAAACCTTTCAATGGTACATTGACTGGTAATGGTGAAGGTAATACTGGTTCTAAGACTACTTGGACAGGTAAATAATAAAACCAACTAAATAAAATCAGGACTAGGCCTATAAAGGTCTAGTCCTATTTATTTGGTCACTAATTTTTTATAACATTTTAATGACTGCAAATAAGGTGCCAATGTTTCATAACATACTCCTAATAAAATAACATGACTACTTATACCAAAATTTCATTTAAAATCGATTAATGAACGTGAATATAAATACCTTGCTCGCTGCTGACAAATAAAACCAAACGGAAAACACTATACACATAATAACAAATTGTACGGACTTAAAAATCCTTATTTGCAGTCTTCATCTCCTATCCAAAACAATGACGACAAAGCAATATCGGACATAGGCTTCAAGCCTATGTCCGGTTTTTGCTGTTTAATACTCAGCATCAGAAGATCCATTATCTTGATCAGCTACTAATTTAGCAGCTTGTAAACGTGTTTTATCTTTAACTGCTGTAATCATATCCATATCCAAATACCCTTCAAGCAGTCTAGCTTTAAGATTATTTTCAAATAATGTACGAGTTGTATCATCTAAGTCAGCACCAAATGCTGCAGCACTAGATGTAGCAATATCGTTAGCATTAACTATGAATTGATTTGTATTTGTAAGATTCAAGAACATCGGAACTGGCAAGTTTACTTTAATAGTAGCCATTTGGTTATTAAATTCACCACGGTATAATAATGTCATTATCTTAGATAAGAATCTATTTGCAATAGTTTGTCTATTATAGATCTTCTTTAAGAATCTACTATTAGACATAGTAGCTTGGATTGCATAATCCATAGATTGTCTTGCTTGAACTATTTCGAAAGGTACATCTGTAGCATCAACTGCCATAGTTTGTAGTCTATCCATTAGTTCAGTTTGTGGATCAATATTTTGACCTTGCATAACTTCAAATTGTACTGGGGCATTACCGGAGTTATCTGTAGGAATTACAAAGTCATTAAATCTACCAAGAATATTCAATACATTTTTCATAGATTCCAATTGACGAATATTGAAGTTTTGACGTTTCAATTGATCAATAGTATTTAAAAGAATCTTAGAAATATTCGTATCAATGCCAGATTGTTTTACATAATAAACACGACGGTCTTGAGAGCGAGTCATAGCTCCAATCGTATTAGTAATATAAAGACCTACATATAATTTTGCAGGAATCAAAGATTTATATAAATCTGAGATACCACGATATGTATCTGGATCTAATTTAAAATAGCAATGAACTACATCATCTGGAGGTAAGAAAGTTACAGTATATTTATTCTTACCAACTTGTAGATCATGTTTAAGAATAGCATAAATTTCTTTAGAAAGATTTTTATTAAGCTTAATGAATTTAGTATCAATAGCTGTAGATAATTTATGAGCAACTGTTTTAACTACAGCATCAGATAATACTGCAGAGTTCTTTGTTGCCATTAAATCAGTACTTTTATTAATACCTAGTGCATTTACTGGTGTAGTTGTATCACTTACAGGGAAGTCATCTTCTAAACCAAATACACTATCATTTTCAAGATATGCATATCCTAATACTAGGTCTTCAATCTTAATAGGAATAATTTTGTATCTATTCAATTCTTTAAATAGACATCCATTCAATCCCCAGTTTTCCTTAGTATTAATATCATGACCGCCAATAGTAGTCAAACCATTAGATGCAGTATCATCCATGAATCCACTTGCATCTAATTTTTCATCAGCAACTAATGAAACTGTACTTGTTGTAGCTTCATTAAAGTTCATAGAACTTTCTTTGATTGCTTGGAATCGAGAGATTGCATTATGACGTTCCATAATAGGACCATATAATGCATTGCTAGTATTGAATGTAAAGTCTATAGATACTTTGTCTTTATCTTTAGAATCAATACTAGTATTAGAATAAGTAGAACCGTTTTCATTGAAAGCTGGACTACTACTAATAACTCCAGATTCATTCAATATGATAGATTCACGTAAAGAACTCATCTGATTATTAGGATTATTAAGAATCTTCTTAATAGCTCTTTCATATGGTACAATATAAATGAATCGTTCACCATACTTAGAAGTATTATAGACGATATCTTGGAATTTTGCTAATAAATCATACTTATCTTTCAATACTTTAATATTTTCATAAAAAGCATCTTTATTAGTTTCAACTGTTACATTCTCATCAGAGATATAAATATAGTCTTTAGAGAAGTGGTCAGAAGATATTACATTATCGCAGAGAGTACCAATCGCATATTCAAGCATTGGCATATATTTACAAACCATATCGATTTCGGCATCGAATAGGCGTAAACTTCTATTGTTGAAGAAAGAGTTATATATACCACCATCTACCGATAGAGAGTTAAACATTTCTTCAAAACCATCAGCTACTTTTGGATCATTTTGATATTCTAATGATTTAGCATACAGTGTACTAAGAGAACTTAGACCTGTAGAATAGTTAATATCATTAACAATCCGACCCATGGAGTTGTTGATTTTATTTGAAATATTTTCTAATTCACTATCTGCATCTGGAGGAGTAAAAAACGTACGTTTATAAAAGTTAGAAAGATTTTTTATTAAGGAATTACCAGCGTTAGTGGCATTCTTATCTTTTTTATCTTCAGCCATTATCGTTCCTCCTTTGAATTATTTAAATGTTTTTATGATACCTAATAAACAGAAATGGCTATAGAGTCTGACTCTATAGCCGATTTTTACTGTTTATAGATACATAAATGATTGTTGGATGATAATATTTTTAGGTTTATATATATTCATTCTAATAACTTTAGTTGTACCATCGGTATAAAGATTTACATTTACTTTATCAGATTTAGTTGTAGGTAACGCCGTCTTAGGAATCCAGAATCCTACATTATTTATATATAAACACATAGCTCCTAATGATGCCGGAGCTGACTGAAGAGTTTGATAATCAGGATGCTCATTATAGTTTTCTACATTTCCAATCAAATTAGAATCTGTTTCTAATGAAAGGAATCTACTATTAGCATTTCTAATATAATCTACGTCCATAGATTCACATATAATAGAAGCAGAAGAATTTAGTTTTGCTAAATTCTTCATTTCTAATACATTGAACATGATTCCATTACAATATTCTGGTAATTCAACTTGTAATCCAATAATACGTTGAATATAAGAATTATCAGGTCCTACACCTAGAATCGAATATGGTTGAGTTGCATCATAAATAATTCTATCACATTTAAGAACTTTACTTATTGATAATAAACTATTAATATCATCAATAGATAAATTAAAGTATCTAATCATTTTTACCCCCAGGGATATTACGTTCACCATACATTGCAGGAATACATCCGAATCCATTATCTGTAATTGCAGGAATCAATTCATTATATTCTACAACTTCAGGTTCACTTAAGATACCATTTTTATATACTTTGAAATCTAATCTAGGCTTAATTCTACCAGAAGAATAGATTGCTTTAACTTCTTTTACAAGATCGCTAAATTCTGGCAATCCAAACCATCTACTACCAATAGTTAGATAATCTTGAGTTACCATATCTTCTACAAATGCAGAACTTGCATCTTTATCGTCGCCAAATTCAATCTTACCGATTTCAGATGGAGAACTTAAGTTAAATTCACGGTTAATACTTGGATATAGTGAGCTAAAGTCAAAGTCTACTAAGTTATCACATAAGAAAACTGGTACACCATTGATTTTTAATTTGGCTGAATCATTAACCAAGTTAGGATCCGCAACAAAAGCACCGTCAAACTTTTCAGTTGGCTTTTCTTTTGTTTTATTAATATTATTACCAACAACAAGTCCTAAATTATAATAGAAATCTTGCTGTTTATTTCTTAGATAGATTGTTTGTCTATGAACTTTAGAGAATCTTGTATTATTCAAAACACTTGAGTTATAAATATAACCAATATCGTCAGTAGATTCTTCGATACATACTTGGACAAGAACGTCGACAATATTATAGAATATAAATGTCTTGAAATCTAAGAATGGTAATTTAGCTAAATCTGTAGTGATATGATGATAATCTAATTTCTTCACACCACAAATTTGAGCTCCGATATCATTCAATTTGAATGATGCAAATGCAGATTGACCTTTACGGCGAGATGCAAATTGAATCATTTGATCTAAGTATACTGTATAAGAGCTAATATACGCATAGTCCCCACGTTCGGCATAATTGTTTTCCATTCTAGTATCAATGAAATATTCAGCTTTAGGATTCATCTTAAAGTCTGGATGACACATAATACTTTCAGGAGTATATCCTAGCTTCTTGATACGTTCAATGATATATGGAATATCGAAGGCCATATTCCATGCCATCAAGAAGTCTGGTTGTTCTGTGTTAATTTGTTTGAATAAAGAAGCAATTAAGTGTGTTTCTTCATCAAAGAATTTTATATTAAATTTTATACCATAAATATTGAATTTACGTTGACGATCTTCTCCGCCAATTGCAAACTCAATAAGTTCTCTTAATTCATGCTCTATTTGACCAGTAGCTACATTATTTTCAAATTCTTGAACTAATGGATTTCTAGGGTCTCTTAGAACGTAAGTATTAATTGCTCCATTGGAAATATATGTAACTGCATTAATTGGAGCTTCACCTGGTTCTGGGAAATCTCCAATAATATTGGAGATATCAACTTCGATATCCAGATATGCTTTACTTGTAGAATGAATATCATTCTTAAAGATTCTATTAAACCAGAATCTATAATGGTCTTCAATATTTTGGTCAGAGAAGAATACTTGATTCAAAGTATGTAACTTTGCATTCTCTCTATATTGACCACTACTAATATTATTAGTATAGAATCTAAGATTATTAGTCTTTTCAGCTATACATTTTTCTAATTGTCTATTTGTACATTGTACAGGTTCGACTTCTTCAATAGGAAGATAGTCATGATGATAAGAAAGATTCTGATCTTTAGCTAAATACCAAATATATTCAGGATCTTCTATTTCACATAAGTATTTTTTTCCAGTATTATTATCTTTTGCTACCATACTAATACTAGGAGTAGACCAACGTCCATTATCCTGTTTAGCACCTTTAGCAAAAAAAGTTTGTAATATAGTTAAGTCATAATCTTGTGGAAACTGATTAAAAATATTAAGAGTATTCATTATATTTCTCCTTATAACATTCCCAGTTATACCTAATATAATGTAATTAGACTAGTATTTATCTAATTTGTGCCTATTTTGAGCCATATAGGTTATAATACCTAGAACTATCTAATAATGATTATCTAGGAGGTCTATTATGCAATATACTGAAGCTATTGTCTCTGGTAATGCAGTTTTAGAAGAGCCAAAAGTTGATCTAAGTATGAAATCAGTCTTTGGTAAACTAAAATCTGGCAAAACAGAGTCTATCGTAAAACCTATGCCAGTAGAGGACGAAAATACTCTAATTAAACCACGTAGACGTGGCCGTCCACCTAAAAAAAATAGAGATATAGATTCTCCTGAAGGAGAAGCTTCTGAATTAGTAACAAATGTACCATATGCAGAATCCTATGAAGAAACTAATGGTATGCTTAAAGGTATGATCATGCAAATCGAAGGATTGCAAGGTGAACTTAAGCAAGAATTTAATGATATTCGTCTTTCTAAGATGAGAGGCAAATATCAATACCTTACTGATATTTCCACAACCATTTCTTCTTTATCTAGCACTAAATTATCTGCCATTAAAGAACTTAACTCTGTTATTTCTAAATGTCATGATATGGAACTTAAACGTACTAAAGAACTTAAGATTGATGCTACAGGCAATGATGATGCAGCTGTTATGAGCTTATATGAAAATATTATCAATACTCCTCGTCAACAACTTGAAGCTGGATTTATGCCACCAAGATTGGAAACAGGCGATATTCCATTGATGGTTCAGCCTCAAGGTGGTATGGATATATTCCAACCAGCTGTAACTAGTGAACAATTCACGCCTGAACAAAATCGTATGATTGCTGAATCTAATCCAGATATCAAGACTGTAGTTGTCTATGATGCTAAAACAGAATATCGTGAATTCATAGCTATGAATGTTAAGACTGGTCAAGTAGTACAAAATATCAGTCTACCTGATCCATTCCTATTAGAAGATATGAATCTAAACTTCCAAACTGGGGTTGCTCGTAATTCTAATCTTAATATGAACTTTCCATTAGCTGTAAGAGAAAATGGAATCATCTCTCTAGTCGAATCTAAATATTAAAAAAAAATAAAGAAGCATTCCCAGAAGAGTTTCAAACTCTTCTGGGATATTTTTCTTAATATAGTTCATTAATGAAATCTAATACTTCTTGATGATTACCAGCTTCAACTACTTTAATACGTTCTCCAGGATTATCTTTATCATTTAAAGACTTAACTTGAATAATGATATTAGTATAGTTTGCAGTAATTACAATTGTCTTATCTGGAAGTTCAATTCTAATTACTGTACGTTCTGCTAATCCATCTTTTACATAGATTCTTGCACAGGAATCATAATATGTAAAGATAATCTTATAAACAAATTTCATAAAATTATCATTCTTATCCATATATAGATCCATAGCATAGATTACATCTATTTCTGATTTGATATTATGGAATACAATATTTGAATCCATATAGAATGCCAAAGGATTATTATTTTCATCAACTGCAAAATTAACAATACCTTTAAGTGAATTCATATAGGTTAATATATTGCAATCTTTGTAATGACCAGTTGTTTGTAAAGCATATCCATAAGAATTCAATAAATTATTTACATCAATTTTAGTAAGCATAAAATTACCCCACAATCAATAGTATTTCGTATTAATATGTGGACTTAATAGTTAAATCCTATGGACTTTAAATATAAAATCATCTCATCTTTAGTAAAATTTTTAACCCAAATAGATAGATGATTGAAATCAAATAGTCCATCATCTGTATGATATACATTACATACAGTTCCATCTGGTTTATAGAATAGTAGACTGCCAAACATAGATTTTATAACACTGTCATATATTACAGTAGCTTTAAGATTACACTTTTCTACTATTTCTAATAATTCAGAATCATAGAACCCAGATTGAATAACAAATGCTTTTTGTATCCCGATTCCAAATAGCATCTTATTTTTCTTAGTCTTAATATATGATGGAATCCCTAAGTTCTTCCATTCTATTAAAACATGATGATTTTGGACTGTAACTTTAATATTTCTATCTAGGATGATGAATGGCAATCCATTCTCGGGATCATGTCTATCTATTTCATATCTAGATTTAAATATATTTATTATATCCTCTAGTACCATAATAACCTCCAAAGATAAAAAATAAGAAATATGGAGAAGGGATTTAATCCCTTCTCCAATAAATCTTA